AATCAGCCAATATTTGAACTTCAGGACAACGAGCATCTTTTCGAGGCTAGCGAGTTCATCAGCAAAGCCATCAGCGAATTATACGAGGAGCTGGACGAGGAGAACTAAATATGAAAAATGACCAAGAAAAAAAGGTAGTTTTCTACCGCGTTGCTGATATACAACTAAGCGCAATTAGAGTTATGCTGAGTGCAATTATCTCGCTAGCGATACACAACATCAGCAATTTCGACCGAGAGCTTCAAGAACTACACCAGTTGGAAGAAATCATATCAGACTTGAAGGACAAGTACGAGGAGCGTCTCAATGAACAATAAGCAACTAAAGGAGTTAGCTGAATGGCTCATCTCCGAAGAAATCGTCGACTACTATTTTGACGGCGAAGAAATTGAAAATGGCACCCCAGGTGAAGACGGCTACGAGGTATACACAGCTGAGTCAATCAGGCTTAGTGATACGCCGAAGATATTCACCGACAAACAAACACAGGAGCAGTTTGAAGACACACTGCTCGAAGCAGCAAAATATCACAATAGAGAAGAGGAAAGATTAAGATGAGCACATCAACACTACGATTGGTTAATGAAGTGGCGAAACGTTGGGAGCGTGAGTATGGTTACAAGCCAAGCACACCAGAATTACTGAATGCATACTATGCAGGGGAGTTAAGTCTATCCGATGACGAGGAAGACGCTTTAATTGAATTAGCAGAAGATTTGGAGAACAGACGATGAGAAGAATGTTACCAGCGCACCAGTTTAAGATTGGGCGTAAGACATATGGATTGACGCAAGCTGACGCAGATGAATTGTACATGATTCTTGAGGGAGCGACTTCATACCAACAAGCTCAGGAGTGGGCTAAAGTTGCACACCCTTATATGTCACAAGAAGTACGTGAAGTGCTAGAGGCGATGGCCGAGCGAGAAGCTCAGGGACACAAAGTAATTTATAAACATAGGACAAATTAGTATGAAGATAAGCGTAGAATATATTGATTCACGAAGAAGTGTGATGCCGATTTGGTGTGTTGAGTGCGACCAGGTTGTTGAGGCAGAACTAACAAGGGGCGAGTTTGTTTACCATAAACGTCCAGACTTAGCTGAAATACCCCTCTGGCAATGCCCAACTTGCAAGAACACTGTAGGAACTCACCGTGATTCGATTGACCCATTGAAACCGCTCGGTGTAATCTCGAACAAAGAGATGAGGCGTATGAAAGTTGAAATCCACAATCTTATCGACCCGATATGGAAACGTGGTATTATGAGTAGGAATAGGGTGTACAAACATATCTCAGACGAGCTTGGCGTTCAATACCATACTGGAGAAATACGAACCATAGAAGAGGCTGAACATGTTCGCTCGATTGTGCGGAGGTTAATCAGCAATTTAAGGAGTTTAGGTTATGAAGTTTAAGAAATTGGCTGTAGCGAGTGGGGCGGTACTCTTGGTAATTGCCGTAATTTGGTCTCTAAGCCTCTCTATTGGCTCTAAGAATCCAATCAACCCACACAACCATATAGAGAAGTCAAAAGCCCACACAGAGGCTCTCAGAAAGCCAAATCCAGAGAAGGTAGTGCTTGAGAGGAAACAAGAGGAGCGTCCGCAGACAGAATCTCCTCAACCTAGTCGACCACAGTCTAACCAGGAACCGTCAGCACCACGACCAGCTCCAGCTCCAGCACCTCAGACGAAACCCGAAGAGCCGAAACGAATGGAGTTCACAGATAAGCCAGTTCAGCCAGGAAACCCAGAAAGCTACAGAAATACATACGGTCAGTGTCCATTTTATGAAAACGCTGGAGAGAAGGGTTGTGTGCCACCTCCGAACGTAAAATGCAACGCTGATTGGTCTAAGTGTGAGCCTATCAACAACTAGCCTGCAGATTGACTTTACCTCTGTTATTTGATAGAATTAAAGTATACAAAAGGAGGCGAGCCTATGTAGAAAAGTATAGTTATATTAGAAAACGTAACGACCAACATATGATAGTCAGCTTAAAGCAAAAGACTTGATTTGAGGTCAAGGAGAAAGCTATATGGAAGAGAAAGAAACAACAGCCGCTAAAGAACAGGAGTTGGCTGTGCAGAAAAAGAAGAGGTCAGAGGACATTCTATCTAAATACACCAAGGTAGCATCTGAGATGCCTACTGAATGGGTCAAGTCTGAAGAAAACCGCATTGAGATGGTAAAGACTATCCACCGTGATATTCTCGGCTTAGATAAGCAAGGAAAGATGCGACCTATGTCCGACTTTATTCGGTTTATGACTATTGCATCACAGGCAGGCCTGAATCCATTTAAGAACGAAGTGTTTGCGATTTACTACTACGACAAGTCAATTGGCGCCGACAGGCTGACCGTGGTTACTGGAATTAACGGATTTAGGAAGGCAGCAGCTGAAGACACAACCGCAGTTATGAGATATGTCGGCTCTGGAGAACCTGAGTTTGAAATGAAGTCTGTTAAGCCGTGGTGGGCTAAGGAAGATGAGGAGGTACCTCATAAATGTACCGTGGCTATTAAGGGCTTGAACCCTATCACTGGTGAGATACAAGATGTTGCAGTTGGCGTTGCATATTGGGATGAATATGTGAAGCTTGTTGATGACTATGAGAACGGCAAGAGGACTGGACGAAAAATCCCGAACACTACGTGGCGTGACAAGAAAATGACTATGCTATCCAAAGTCGCAGAGGCAGCTGGTCTTCGTAAGGCATACCCTAACAGGTTTAGTGCAGTCTATAACGAGGCTGAGTTTGACCGTACCATTAACCAGCCCGAGGAAAGAGTAGACTCTGAGAGTGAGCGTGCAAACGTCATCGAGGAACAATTGGCCAAGCGTCGCAAGAGTCGTGGTGGTGTGTTTGCCCAAGAAGCCGAGGTTGTGGAGAATGCCTGATTTTTACCAGCATGATGATGACGGGCTTATCCATACAAGATTTAGCGATTTGGTGAATTGTACCCACAAAGGTGTGCTAGACGTAGCGAGAAAGGTTGCATTCGGGAAGCAGAGAAACTTCAGTAGTAATATCATTGATTTTGGTAAGACAAGGCATGAAATGTTTGCCGAAGAGTCAGAAAAGACCAAGCAAACCCCCCTCATATTCAAGGAGGAACTTGGGTTCACTTCGCCAGTCGATATGATTGAACAGGAGATGGTCTGCGACATATTCCCAGGAGTTGTTCTACATAGCACCCTTGATGCAGCGTACACGCCAAGTGGCCTGATTGTCGACTATAAAACTGCCACCATTAAGGACGACGAAGAGAAGTCGCGGAACGATTTCAAACTTCATTATAAGAGAAGCAAGCAACACCTCACCTATGCGCTTCAACTGCTAAATAAAGGCATTATTCCTAGCAGAGCCGTGTATCTTGGTGAGTTTTGGAATAGTGAGCGTACTGAACTGCTCGGTTACGATATGGTAGATATTCCTATCACCCTTGAAGAGGTGGTGGAGTTTAAGAATACGTGGTTAAGAGACAGGGCTGAAAGGCTGGTCGTAGCTGTGGATTATTTTAGAAAAACGGAGGGAAAAACATTGCAATCTATGTAAATCTATGCTAGTATTAAGATATAACAATTAACACCATAGGAGGCGAAACCATGGCGAAACTAACATTAAAGTTTAACGGTGCTGACAAGAAAGTAAGTCGAATATCGGCTGAAGATTTTGTTGTTGCATACGCAAGAGCAACCTGTTGGGATGATGTTTGTACAGCAACTGGTCTAACGAGGGGAGCAGCGTATCAAAGGTACAAGAAGCTTGTAAGGCGTGGCGTGAAGCTACCGCAACTTGGGCGAAAACCACGGTTTGATGAGACGAAAGTCGCTGAGCTAAACGCGTTATTTAAGAAACATCACAACAAGTAGGAGGCGATATGTCAGTACAAACTATGAAGGAAGAATACGAATTGGTGGAGAAAAAAGTCGCACCATTCATTGAGAGCATCGAGGGCGTAAAAATTGCAAACAACGATGACTACATTAAGTATGGTGAAGTTTACAATAGTGTGAAAGCCCAAGAGAAGCTCATCAAGACGAGCAAGGAGGCTATCACTAAGCCGTTGAATGAGTCACTTAAGGCAGCTCGGGCATTGTTCAAACCATTAGAGGATAAGCTAGCAGTCGCAAAGACTAGCCTTGCGAAAAGCCTCAATGACTTTAAGCGAGAGCAAGACCGCATTGCAGCTGAGAAAGCTCGTAAGTTGCAGGAGAAAATCGAGAAAGGCACAATCAAGAAGCCTGAGACGATTATGAAAAATATGGAGAAGATTGAAGTTGCAGCAACTGCCGCAGCTGGCCTATCTGAAACCACTCGTAAGGTTGTGGACATTGACCCTTCTAAGATGAAGGCAGAATACGTCCACGAGCTAATCAAGCGACCATCCGTTTGGAAAGCTATTGAGGTTGAAATCCGCAAGGACGCACTCGGCAATAAGGCACAGGGCATAGCTCCTCGCATAGAGGATGGCATCACTGTTCGAGAAGAAAAAGTGGTATACTAATCACGAGGTGGCGGGTTCTCCACTGCCCGCCACTTCAATAATGTAAGGAGGAAATATGCAAAAAGATAAATCACTACAGCCAGATACGACAACTGCTACACCGAAAAAGACAACTGCCGACAAGTCATTGCAGCCAGAGAAGAAGTCAAACAATATCCAAGTAGGTGATACCGTGAGCTATCCGCACAAGGATGCAGATGGTGGTCGTCGAACAAGTCTAGTGTATGAAGTAACTGACGACACTGTGACTATTGTCAATGACGAGGGTGTATACAAGACTATAGGCATTGTTCAAGTAGAGCGTGTTTAATTTCTCATTAAAGGAGGCGAATGAACGAAGATTTTGCAGTAGGGAAAGGGCTAGACCTCAGTAAGGCGAGGATTTATACCATACCTGAAATCCAAAAGGCTCTGACTGGACTGCCAGAAGCGAAGTACAGATATGGAGTTGCTGTTATTCAGGCTAAGGCTAAGTTTGATGAAGCAAAGTACAATCTGAAACGTGTTATGGCCGCTAAGCAGCTTGAAGCGTCATCAATGAAAAATGAGTTGGGGTTGTCATCAGACACTGACCGTAAGTCTTGGGTAATGAACCAGCCAGAAGTAGCTAAGGCAGAAGTTGAGCTAATTGAAGCAGAAGGTGAGCTGAAAACTATGGAGTTGAAATACCAGCGTGCTGAGGACGAATTCGTGACTGCACGCAAATTAGCGAATATGGTTCAGGAGGACGAGGAGAACCAGCAGCGTTACGATAGGTACCGTGACCCGAATGTGTAGTGTATAATACGAAGAGATGCCGTCTCCCGCTTCGGCATCTTTTTTTGTACTTTTTATGGTAAAACTATTGCAATCCGTGGTAATTTATGCTAGTATAAGAATATACCAATCAACAACAAAAAATAAAAAAGATTGGGCGAAAGGAAAAAACAAAATGAAAAAAAATATCAAGAAAGCAACAACAGCAACCTATAACGCACTTTTCAACAGCTTGTTTACAGCATTGTTGGCTCTGGTTATTTTATCAGGCCTTGCAGTATTCGGGGCGATGCACTTTATCGGTAAAAGTCCTGTTGCAGTTGCGATGGCTACACTCACCGTGGTTATGCTGGTCTCTAAGGTGATAAATAAGCTGAGTAAATAATTCAACCATTGGGCGTGGTATAATTGATACTACGCCCCTTCAAGGCGTAATCATGAAGATTCGAGTTTTAAGTACAGTTGTCGTAGCAGTTGGCGTTCTGATAGTGCATGGCGTGCAATCACTTCCGTCTCTCGACAACGGTGTTGACAAGATAGCCCAAGTAGCTGAGTCAGCTCCCATTAAACGAGTAGAAGTGTCTACTCCAAAACAAGAAAAGAAAGAGCCACCAAAAGAGGAGGCAAAGCCTGTCGTTATTGATACGGCTGCACAAAATACGAAAGTCCAGAAGGTTGAGCTATCAGACTGCGAGGTGCTAGCTCAAGAGGTGAAAAAGTACAACTGGGATGCAAGAATAGCTCTTGCAGTCGCAAAGGCAGAAAGCGGTTGTCGAGCAAACGCCGTTGGTGATACTACAATTACCTACTACAATAACGGCAAGAAGTATGGTTACAGCGTTGGGATGTTCCAGATTCGTATCTTAGAAGGTCGTGAGCACTGTGATAGTTTTGATATTGCTACGAATGTTGCGTGTGCATACAAGATTTATCGAGACGCTGGCTCGTGGAGGCCGTGGTCAGTTTATACGAACGGGATGTATCGCAAGTATCTGCTATAATAGGTTTGTAGGGGTTAGTTCAATTGGTAGAATACTGCACGGCTAGGAGATTGCGGTTCGAGTCCGCAACCCCGTGAAATTATTATTAAGGAGGCGATAGTGAATAAGAATATGAAGAAAGGCCCAAAGTTCATCAACAGGATGAAACTGAAGCAACCGATTTGTGATGAACACGGTGAGCTTATTGACCTGACGGTCGGTGATATCTATGATGTGACATTTCAGACCGTGAGTTTATCTGATGACGACGGCAACACTGTAGGTGAGCTGATGGTTGCATATATTGGAGACTATTCATCTAGGTTTTTGCCAGACGAGTTTTCAGAGTTTTTTGAAGAGGTGGAAGAAAATGAAGAAACAGTGCAAGAATTGCCACAATGATTTTAACGCTTACAGCACCTTAGACAAGTATTGTTACAATTGCGCTAAGGCGGCTCATAAGTCCAAAACGAAAAAGAAACTACCCGAACCTAAGAGCAGGACTTTAGCCAAAACGAAGGCCAAAAAGAGGGACTTTTACAAGTGTCAGCTTGTTGGCTTTACGAACAATGGTCATCATAGCAATATGATGCACGCACACCACATCATTTATCTTAGCCAGAACGGTACAGATGAATTGTGGAACCTGATAACCTTATGTGATGTCTGCCATAGGATGGTGCATACGAACAAGCGTTATTGGCAACCCAAGCTACTCAGGCTTGTTGGTGGTAGCGACTGGTATAATAGAATACCAGACAAGGAGAGTTTGCCTTATAATGTTCAGCAAGTAATTCGGATGTATGCAGCAGAAGCAGAACACCCTGGCGATAATGGGTATATTGCGTTATAATTGAAGAAGGCAGTGGGTTGCATTCTCTTGATTGCTTATGGATTTCGCCTCCTTACCTACTGCCGCAGAAGTAGACCTCTTTGGAGGTCTTTTTCTTTATTCAAGACATTGCAATCTATTGCAATTTATGCTAGTATAATAATAAGTCATAACCAATTAGAAAGGGGGCGAAATGGCTAAAAGAAGAATAGGGCGTGTGGACGAAAATGTCTATCGTGCCATTAAAAATGCTCTGGAGGAAGAGCCAGACACTAAGCGAGTTGCTGAGCTATTTGGTATCAGCCAGAGTACAGTTCAGTGTGTGCAACGCAACAAATCCTATTCCTTATACAAGGATGAGCTAGTGGCGAAGCGAAAGGCAAAGCCTAGCACACTACGTGACAATGTAGATGAGGTGCAGGAATCGTTAAATTGGCGAGAGTTGTTGACTGGTCTTCTCTTCATCGTAATTGCACTTTGTATTTTTGTTAAGGTAGTATGGGAGTTGTTCAATGTTTAGGAAGAATATTAAATCATCACGAGAAGCAGCGTTAGAGTATGAGCTGTCTCTCAGCAAGTCACAACTCAAGATATTCCGAAAGGCTGTTGACTTATACCGCCAGGGAATTGAGAAGAAGGAGCAGTATGACGAAAAGGCGACTGCACTGCTCACACAAGACCTGCCAGAGGATGGTGATGTTGACGGTTTCATCAACGAATTAATGGAGGAGACTGGTGAAAAATAAGACTATCAAGAAGGAGATTAACAATCTTTTTGGAGCTGCAGAGGTGAATGTTATCACAGCAATTGACGCACTCACTCAGGCTGTGATTATGGATGATATTGCCTCAGGCCGAAAATCTCGCACCATGTCAGAGATGATGCAGGAAGTTTGGGGAAAGCTTACCTCGCTGGGTGCAATTAGTATGGATAACTATTTTTTGGGGGACAAGGATGGACGAAAGAATACAGCTGCTGGAGGAAAAACTGACAAGGGGTCTGACAAAAGCTGAAGCTAAAAGAGTAGCGAAGCTGATAGTCAATCTTTACCACAGCGTAGATGAGATTGTGCCGTCTCCAAAGCCAGACAAAGTTGTTACCTGTAGCATATCACCTGAGTCACGGCAGCTTGGTGAGCTCACCTATATCAAAATTAAGGCGTTCATTGAGAGTACTGGCTATAACTTTAAGATTCCAGATGCTCCGACCTTGAGCGAGACAATAGATAAAATCCACCGTCTTGACGGTAAGAGCTACGACGAGATTCAGAGCCTGATTACTTATCTATACGAAATCTATACGCCGAATGGTGAGTTTGACTGGCGTATGCAAATCCGCTCTGGTAGTGCGTTACGGCGACACTGGGAGAAGATTGTGGCAACAATGAGCCAAGATTACAGGCGTCATGCGTCAAGGGCAATTGCAGATGTCTAATTATCGAAAAGTCCTTTATTGGGATAAGTCGTACCGTATTGTCAGAGCTGAGCAAGTGCCAGCAATTGAGGAAGCTATTCAGGAAAAAAGACCGTTCAGACTACACCATGCTCACGGCATAGACCTTGTGCAGCCAGGGACGATTTCGCTTATTACGGAGCCAAAGTATGACGAGATACCTCCAGAGCCGAAACCATTAGCTCAGCTGCAGGAAGGCAAGCCAGAAGGACGTAGCCCCCTTCCTTCCGAGATTATGGCATTACTCAGAATTGCTATGCGATGTAGTTCTGATAAACGAAAGGAAGTGCTTGCAGATTTTAAGAGAGCTTCTGAGAAGTGGCGTTCAAGTGGTATAATAGAGATACCTGATAAATATTCGAAAGGAGAGCGAAATGAGTAAGGTAGCAAATTTGTTATTTGGTGAGCGTTACGGTGATGTGAACGACCCGAAAACATCATGGAAAAATGTTGGTATGATTATGGTTCGTCAGAGCCAGAACCAAGAGCCAGATGCGGCTGACGTTGAGGCTTTGAAACGGCTTGTAGCGGCAGGTCATATCAGTGTCCGTATTGACGCTGTGCCAACTTCTAAAATGTTTGACGGATGGTTGAGCGTGTTTGAACCGCGTGACTTCAGCCAGGGAAGTCAAAGCACACCTGTGCCGTCTGAATACCCTGAGAGTGAGCCAATTGAAGCTAGCGAAGATGCTGTTGATTTAAGCGAGATTCCCTTTTAAGGCTGGTGCACTATGGAAGTCGATACTGAGCTGAAAGAAGCTATGGCGGCAATTAGCAACTCACTGTTGGTGACGAATGCGCTTTTGTCGTCCATACTTGATGTCCTTCTGGAAGACAAGCCAGAAGAGTTCAAAGAGTCAGCCCGTAGTTCTTTGGAAAGCAATCTGCAACAGGTAATGAGCATTGCCTCTGACGACGGTCTTGACGCAGTTATGAGTAAAATGAACGAGGAGAAGCATGATGGCTGTGGACATTGTGAATAGTGACTTTGACTGGCTTGGCCTACGCCAGTCAGTGTCCTCAGAGATATATGAGTTCTGGGAGCTGAACCATGATAGCCCTTTAGGTCTTGAAACTTTTTGCAAAATAATGAATAACTTGGGCTGCAAAGAAGTGCCTAAGGTCTTGAAGCAGTATGGTGATACCTTCGAGGAAGTGCATCAGAAAACGCGAGAAGAGTTTAATTTTTGGGGAGGTAAGTATGGAAAAGGACAGTAATCCAGGTCTTTTTCTTTCACTCCTCGCCCTAGTCGTAGAGGTCTTTGTAGCAGTGGCAAAAATTATGTTGGCTACGGTAATCTTTCTGAATATTGCTGTTTGGCTTGTTGTATTATTGAAGTTTGGACTGCAAATACTTGGACAATTTTGAAAAATCTCTGGTATTTTTGTGTAAAACTATTGCAATCTATGTCTGTATGTGTTAGTATAAGTATATAACTAATTAACATATTTGAAGGGCAAATCAAATGAGCGACAAGCAAATCAGGGAAGCAACTATAAGAAGGCAACTACTTAACATTGTTGACCAAGACCTCACTCAGTTTACAGACGAAGGAGTAGTAAACGCAGTAAGTAGACTGGCGATGAGTGGAGTATTAGCTTATCACATCATCAAAACAGAAGGTCAATTTTACACAGAATATTCTATACTTTTCGTAAGCGACCGAGAAGAGGATTGGTTAAAGAACAAGAAAGATATCGAAAGCGATAAGGTACTTGCTTATGTATACAACACTAGTTACGCTGCAGCAAGATTTGAATATATCGGTGTTGAGTCAGAAAACGGCGAACTAAAAAGGACTTGGTAATAAAAGGAACAAAGGAGGCGAACCCATGAGCACCATCAATCTAGTAAAACTGACCAAAGAGCAACTTATTGACCTACTCAAAGAGAAGGTTGAGGCTATCAAGTATGAAGACCATGTTTGCGACTTCGAGGATGACATCCAGAAAATAATCTACACCCTAAAGAACTGTGCTTTCGAGGGGTGGGAGAAGTGGGAGGACTAATCTATGCTATTGATGAAGCAGTATTCAATTGGCATCAGTATTCACGACGCAACTTCTGTTGACGCGTCTAGTATCGAAGAAGCTAAGCAATTAGCCTTGGAGATATTCAAGGAGAACGGTTACGACATAGACCAGCCACACGAGCTATATGTAAATCAGATTGACAAGCTGTATGTTATCGAGGCTGATTATCCGATGTCTAGCTGGGATGGCAGATTTACAGAGGAAGAACTGCTACACAAGTTCTGGGACTACGCAATACAGGACGAGTTGTATGACGAAGACTATTGGTATATGCAGTATGTGCAGAAGACCAACAGCACTCTCACAATGCAAGAATGGTTTGATACTGTATGGACTCGTATCTTGCCAGAATGGTTTACTCTCGACGAGGTACAACAGACTTGGGATATAACCATTAAGGAAGCAAGCCAAGATGATTAGGGCTTGTAAACCTTATTGTCCGAGAGAAATAATGCTATAATAGAGGTAGTAAAAAGGAGGCGATATGCAAGAAACAATAGCAGAAGATTTTGACCTATTCCTATATGGCAACCATATGTCATTTGACGGCAAGCCAGAGGGTTATTTTGTGGTCAATAATAATGGGATGCCCTACAGAGCTATCATAGCTGATAATTCGGTAGGGCATTATTTTATGGTGAATACCTTCTCCAGCATCTCGAACGCAATCCAGATTGCAGGTGCTAGCGGTGCTAGGGTAGCCCATATAAGCGATTATGATGGCTCTGACAACACTATTGTCTATGAAGACCTTGAAAAGTGTCAGACTCCTATGGAGGTGGTTGAACAACTCTATTCGTCAGAGTCAATCGAAGACTTCAGCTATCCAGACAACATCAGGTTTATCGTTACTAAGGTATCGTGTGGCAATTATGCCGACGGCTTTATATTCAAATCAGTGAAAAACAGCTCATCAGTGTTTGGTGGTGTAGATATTAGCAGTAATGGCGTTATGACTACCCGCGGTGAGACTAGGGCTTTCGTGATTAACGAATTGCCAGAGGTACTTGTCATAGGTGGCAAGGTGTTTATTTTCAACTTAGCGGCGTATAAGCGTATGTTTGGTGAAGACATTGCTAGACGCAGTATTATTGACCAGAAGATTGAAGAGCTGATGAGGGTGAACCCTGTATCACTTCCAGACGGTATGAACTTCAGAGAGATGGTTCTTGGAAATACGAACCTACAGAATCTACTCATGAAAGCAGACATTGGTCGCTTTACCAACGAACAGGTCGCAGAGCAAGGCGAGAATTATGGGGTTGACGTGATGACCGATACCGACTTGAAAATCATCATAATGGGCACCAGGGACGCAGCTATCATGCTCAATATTCTGTGTGATAATTATGTGAATAGTGAGATGTCAGCACAGCGTTATCGAGTAAATACTAAAACTCTTTTGCAAGATACTAACGAGAACCAAACACGAATAGGAGTAATGTAATGTTGATGAATGATTATCAGAAGAAGGCCATGCGAACAGCCCGTAGTGCGGATGCTAAGGATGAGGTTTTTCACCTTCTGCTTGGCCTGTCTGGTGAGGTCGGTGAGGTTATGGAAAAAGCGAAGAAGGTTGTCCGAGATAATGACTCACACTTTGATGATAATTTTCGTCGTGAGCTTTATAAGGAGCTTGGTGATGTGTTGTGGTATATTGCAGCACTGTGCAATTATTTTGATACTGATTTGGCCAGTGTTGCTGAGATGAACATCAGGAAACTACAAGACCGAAAAGACCGAGGCGTACTTGGAGGCAGTGGAGACGATAGATGATAAGTAAAGATGCTTTTTGTGCCTTGATGTATTCCATAAAGGAGCAGATTGACAGCGATAGGAGACGTAGTAAAATCATTCAAAGTCTTGCTGATGAAAACTATGGTGACTCATATGTGGTGTTTACCACTGAACTTATAGACAAGGTAGTAAGAGCTCTCGAGCTTGAGTTTAAGCAGGATGGTAATGAATATAGCTCAGACATAAGTTGGTTTATATGGGAAAAGGACTTTGGCAGCCGTGATGATATGAATATATATGACAAAATGAATAACATCATTCCTACAAACACACCAGAAGAGCTATATGATTTCATGATTGCCGAATACAATAGACAATTTCAGGAAAATAAGCGATAATCTATTGCAATCCGTGTAAATATATGATAGTATAATAATATAACAATTAAACAAAATGGGGGCGAAAAAACCATTATGAATATCATCAACATTGAGAACGAAGAGCAACTAAAGGAGCTTTTCAAAACTGGAGTACGTGTAGGCGAAACCGTTGTTATCAACGTTGGTAGCGACCTAGAAGGCGTTATTGAGGTCTGGGGTAAATTATTGGTAACGTTAGGGTCACAGTGCAAAAACATCACCGTTAAGGCACATCATCATTCTATGGTAGGTGCAGAACATTATGTATCAATCAATATCATAGCACTCAATGGCTCTATTGTTGATGCAAGTGGCAATACTAAAGTAGAGGCTTATGGAAATACTAAAGTCAAAGTAAGTGGCAATGCTATTGTTGAATACGAGGACATTGGCGAGCCTCTCATAGAGGCATATGGAAACGCTATAGTTAAGACACTTCATGGAAGAGTTATAATTGTGGCTTATGGTAAAGCTAAGATTGAGGCACACGGAGGAGCTTTTGTCATGGCGTATGGTGATTCTTCTATCAAAGCATATGATGAGGTTATTGTTGACGCAAACGACAATGCTACTGTTGAAGCGTATGACGAGGCTATTGTTAGAGCTCGTTGGGAGGTAAGTGTCAAGGCACATAATAAAGTTATTGTTAAATCTTCAAACTGCCGCGAGATTGTTTTGGAGGATTTTTCCACAGCTATTGTCGGTGAGCATGAAGATTTCGGACGACCAGATGTAGTAGTTGCATCAGAGAAGGCTAGAGTGATTGAATATTAAAGGAAGGAGGGTAAATGTTTATTTTAATTTGGATAATAATTGTCATATTCTTGCTAGGTTTCGTAACAATATCAGAACACGAAATAGCCAAACAAGATGAAGAATGGATGAAAGAGGAGAAAAAATGGAGAAAGAAGTAAAACCTTACTACGAAGATGATTATCAATCACTAGATGAAGTCGACACGGTAGACTTACTAGAAATGAAGGAAAGTGCATTAAACGACCTGAACGAGAGTGAACGCACAATCCACCGAATTAACCAGATATTAGCCAGTCGTGCAATTTACGCCACGCAATTGGAGCTATTTTAAGGAGAAGTAATTGATGTTCATATTTATAACTATGAAACTATCGGAACTAATATGGGGGTTCAAAATATCTGAGGATACTACAGGTGGTGTATATGTGATATATGCTTTCAGTACTCTTGAACTTTTAGCAGAGTTGGTTATGATTACGTTTACTTTTCTATACTGTGTGTTTAAGAAAGGAGCGAAAAAGCATGAAATATAGACTTCTAAAAGACCTGCCTACAATTAAGGCTGGAGCAATCTTTCAAGAGATAACCAGAGAAGTGGACGGCTCAAAAATCCTGAAAGAATACGACTCGAACAATAAAAACACAATGCTTGTTAGCGAAATTAAGAACTTTGACGAGTGGTTCGAGGAAGTCGAACCGACAGACAGTATTCACTGGAAGCCTAAAAATGGTGATGGGTATTTTTTTATCGACTCTTGGGGTGATGTATGTTTTAATCTTTGGAATGATAAGACTGTAGATAGTGAACGTCTAGCTTTAGGCTTTATCTATCGCACTGAAGAAGAATGCAGAAAAGCTCGTGAACGCAAACTAGCAGAAGTTAGATTACAACAAACGTCAGATTTTAAGCCAGACTTTGAAAATGGCGAAGGCGGCTGGATTGTCGGCTATGACTACGAAGACGGGAACCTAGCCACTATACCTATTAGTGATGTTGACTATGGCAAACCTGTCCGCTACGCAACCTCAGAAGACGCTCGAAAATCCATCAAAGAAAATCGAGAAGATTGGTTAAAGTATTTTGGAATAAAGGAGAAATAGTAGTGGGTGAATTAAGAACAGTATTTGACACTATGAAGAAAGAGCGTAAAGAGCGTCGACAAGCACTCGAGCCAGGTCGCCTACAATATGCAACCGACTTACTTATAGAGGCTGGATATGCTGTAGCCTGGGACGTTGGGGAAAAAGCACTATACATTTATAAGAGCAACGACAGAAAGAACCATATTGCAAAACTGTATCCATACAAAGGCTGGTGGACTGGTAAGGGTATCGGCTCAGGACGTGGTGTTCATAGATTGATTGAAAAATTAGAAAAGTCGTAAATATTGTTGACCTGCCATATGTCAATAAACTGGGCAATCGGGTACAAATTGTACCCAGTAGAAACCAATTTCCCCACTTGGGAAAAATGGTTTAGAACATTAACAATTCAACCGCAGAACTGGACAGATGACCATTTGCCCACCCAGGTCGTCTGTTCAACTGGTAGCACCAACGTACATTTTACTTTCATCGAGACTTAGATATCTACATACTAAAGACTATTATTTGGTGCTATCAACTGGCTATATAAGTGGCTCGAAAGCCTGAAACTAAGCCTTGCGTTGCAGCTCGCGAAGTTCCGTAATTAGAGCTAGAAAAGTAACTGTTGACTTTGCAACTTGAGCAGTGAAAGATGTGACTATACGAGTTCGTGCGGATAAGCTGGTTCATCCAGAGCCGCATCTCGTCAAATCATCAGCTTATATAGCCAACCAGTTCTGCGGTTGAGAACTGCCAATTAGCACATAGAAATTGTAATTTGCGTAAAGGCAATAAGGAGGCGATATGAAAGTAATAGAATCTGAAGAAGGGTACTTAAAGTTTGACAATGGTCTTATACTCGAGAGCGACCACGACCAGCGTTGTTGCGAAATTAACTATCTTGATTTTGAGGAACAGTTGCCTGTAGGCACTGAGTTGCCGACAATGACCGCCAAAGAGTTTGCAAAAGCTATAAACATTAAAAATGACGGGTTCAGCATTAAAGACATCCACGGTATACCGAAATGGGTGCAGGCACGTAGCGAGCAGAACGGCTACTATTCAGAGGGAGTAGATTTAATAATTAGAGATGATATCGATGAGATTATACCGAAACGACCAAATCAAAGACAAGGAGAGGAGCTATTTTGTGATTGGTAATTAAATAACGAATGTCAATTAAATTACTAGAGAAAGGGAACAATAATGCGTATAGTTAAGTTTAGAGTCTATAACGATTTATTAAAGAATTATCTTCCAGATGACTCAGTTTGTATCTTGCCAAACGGAGATATTGTACTTTACAATCTTGCAGCTATGATTGCTGCGTATAAGCGTCCTTCCGAAATGCTTGAAGGTGAAAATACCGTAGAACTATTCACAGGACTAAAAGACAAGAACGGTGTAAATATTTATGAAGGCGACATTCTTATAGACGATACTGGCGAGCCTATTGAATACTGGGTGGTTAAGTTTGCTGATGGTGGATTTGTAGGCGAATGTGCAGGCGTGGCTGAGCCTCTCTTTGAATTAACTAACCTAGAGGTCGTTGGCAATATCCACGAAGACTCTCAATTATTGGAGGAGAAATAATGACAGACGAAGATTTAATGGCTCGTATCAAGCATATTGTAGACAATCTATCTTTTAAGATTGGTGATTTAACCCTGATGTACGAGCATAAACAAGTTGACCCAGACGATTTTTGCAAAGAAGTCAGTTGCATAAAGAGCGATTCTGTCGAAAGTATTATGGATTTGATTAGCGAGTATGAGGAGGAGCATAAGAAATGAAAGACTTAGCTTTTATAGAAGAACACCTTAAAACTAAAAAATATAATAATCCTCATTTTTTCATCTCGTTGAATGTTACGCTTGATGGAAAAATTGAATACTGGGCTAGATTTTCTATGACAGACGATGAAGATGTGGACTACACTGATTATGTGCAAGTTACTGGTGATAACCTAGAAGAAATCCTAGGCAAGATTGTTGAATATATAAAGAGTGGAAAACATTATAGCGATGGGAGATATTTATGAAGAAAATGAAGTTTAATATTGATTGGTCCTTAGTAGGCATTCTCGTAGTGATGTTCTTACCAATTGTCGCTCTATTCCTGTTTACTGTTTGGCAACTTCAAATGAATGAACAAGAGATTCAAAACAAGAACACTGAAGCTCGCTGTAAAACGGTTGGTGGTCAGATGGGCTATTTGAAATGCTACAAGGGCGGGAAGGAAATATGAAAATCTACAAGCTCTACGCTAAATCACGAAGTGATAATCCTAATTTCCAAAAGCTAGATAGAAATATCCTATCTGTACTAAGTAGTCACAAGGACAACTATGAGTATGTTATTTATGACTATAAACATGATAGTTTAGCCAATGGTGGCGTAGCGGTGTTTAAGGACACTACTGGAAAATTTGCACTCACATGGCTGAAAGACCGACGTTGCTGGGATGCGTTCAGTAATACTCCGCTAGAGGATGGCGATTTGATGTGTACTCACTCGTTGAAGCAAGTCATATATTCAATGGCTATTGAACATATATTTCGGTCTGAGGAGATTTACAGTCGTGAGAATATACGCAATTATGAATATTCTATTAATCTTAGGTTGACTATAGGTAGAGTACTAAGTAAGTTAAATGAACTGGAGAAAAAATAATGCATGATATAAAGTTCAGAGTCTGGAATACCTCATTAAAAGGATACGTCCCAGAAGACATAGTGTACTTATCGCCAGACGGAAGTCTTTTGTTTGGTTCTATCATGATGAATGATGCTATTTATATCAAACCCAACTTCCAGAAATACAAGGATGTTATCTTAGAGGGCGAAAATATTGTAGAGCAATATACAGGACTGAAGGACAAGAATGACAAAGAGATTTACGAATGTGATATTTTAGCTCTTTACCATAGAGATGGAAGCATTGTTAATTTGTGCCAGGTTTTCTGGAATGAACTTGATAATGAGTACGATTGGAAGCCTGTTGGCGAAGATAGCTGGTCTGACCTATTCAGTGCTTTTTATGACGATTATAAGGTGGTCGGTAATGTTCACGAATGTACTTTTAATTGACATAAGACAGGAAACTTGGTAGAATAATAATATAAAATAATGCATAAAGGGGGCGAAGATTATGCAACAAGGCTTCTGGGATGAGGAGAAAAAGCCTCTCCCTAAATCGATTTATAAATCTGCTTGTCAGAAAAATATACGGCGTGGAAATGTTGATTCTGCACTCAGGTGTGCAAAAGCTAACATAGAGCAAGATGCCCATGATTTCTCAAGAAGGGTAATGATTCTTGCACCAGAAGAAGTATCAATTCACCCCCTTATGCCAGCTGTTGCAAGTATTAACAAGAGGCTTAGCAAAAAAGGACAAGTTGCCACTGACACTGACAAAGACATCATGCTAAGTATCGTCAGAGATTGTGCAGAGGCAACAAAGCGTGACCTTTGGGAGTATGGAGAAGAAACAAAGTTCATTCTCACCAAAGATATGTTTGATTATTTTGCAAAATGGCAACAGGATATACTCATGGCTCTCAGATATCGAGGTAGTATTGGAGGCATGAAGGGTGATATTAAAATGTGCAATGATATGGTCAATTACCTTAGCGAGAAGTGGAGCAAGGGAGAGGACTACGGCTACAGCATATTTTTTGATAAAGATAAGCTTGCTGAGCTTGTGGACAATAAATCTATAAGCATGCCTACTATAGAAGACATCCCGTATTTTGCTGTTGATTTCCATTGTTTCCCTCCTATTTCTAAATTATGCCTTGGGAAACCTTCGTGGGTTAATGGTATAAAAACTGTTGAGCCGACTGAATATAAGAAGTTTATTGATAGCGTCAGGAATGATATGGATGTGCCTGTCAAATCAGTGCGTGCTGGTGATACCGATGACGACGAATGGGTGAAGAAGGTGATGTGGTTCTATGAGTCGAGCATTAGCTACAAAACTGACTACTCAACTGGTAAGATTATTGATGAGAGGGATGAGTTCACCGAGAATGATAGAGCCATATTAGATAAAGCCCACTCTATACTTGTGCCGATATGGCAGGATATAGTTGAATGGTATTTAGGTAAATATAATATAGGAGTATTGTAATGAAGAAGACAGTATTAGTGCTTTCACCTCACGCTGATGATTCTGAGCTTGGGATGGGCGGTACAGTAGCAAAACACGTGAGAAAAGGTGATGACGTTTACGTTGTCTGTATGGCAACTCACCGCAATGATGACATTAGGATAGCTCAGTTCGAGTCAGCAGTAAAGACACTTGGTGCAACACCACTTGGGGCTCAGAGAGGCAAGTTTAATGATGGAAAGGTCGGCGAAAGTATGGCTGACTTGGTTTCTACCATTGATGATTTCAAGAACAAGATAAAGCCAGATATTTTGTATCTTCCATACCCGTCTATTCACCAAGACCATATAGCAGTTTATGAAGCTGGTCTTCGTTCTGCTAGGATTAGCCTCTCAGATAGGCAGTGGTTTATACCTAACGTTCTTGTTTACAGAGAGCCAGTCAGTCAGATAGATGTCTATGCAACTGGCCTCAAGTTCGACCTTTTCTCTGTCCTTGATGACGCAGATATAAAAAGGAAGATGGATGCAGTGGAGTGCCATAAGAGCGAGATACTTCCTTACCCCCACCCAAGCAGCCCAAAGTATTTGGAGTACGAGGCAAGGAATGAAGGTGGCAAGTGTGGAGTTATGTTCGCAGAGGCGTTTGCCGCAGTAAGAATGACTATATGAAAATAATTGCGATGCACCAGCCAGACTTTCTGCCTTATTCTGGTTTCTTCTACAAGTATTTCAAAGCAGATGTTTTTGACCTAGCTATATATGACCAGTTCAGCCCCTCTGGCTATCATCGTCGTGTAAAGATGGGTGGAGAATGGGTTACTATGCCCTGTAAAGGACTAAACAAGCTTCCAAGAGAGACGAGAATATGTGATATTGAGGTATACAGAGAGCGTGCAATTGCGATGCTTATTGGAGCTATAGATAGAACATATAGAAACTCTCCTCATTATCGAAAGGTTAGAAGAAGCCTAGTCGCATGGATTAGTGATTGGACGAAAAATGAGACAGATGAGACTATGAAGCTCTATCTGTTTAATGAGATGCTACTTCACTGGGTTGTTGATTATCTTGGTGAGCATGACCACCACAAGTTCAGGAAAACATCACCCCCAACCCTGCCAAAAGCAGAGGGAATTGTCGAGATTATGCAGAAGGAGTACCCAGAGTACTCAGTCTACTTATCTGGCCGTGGTGGTCAATCATACACCACCACTGAGTTTAGCGATGCTGGTTTAGAGGTTATCTACAGTGACCACGAGGCAAAATACTCAGATAGCGTATTGACAGTTTTGATGGAAGAAGACGACCCCCTATCTGTTATTCTTAGAGAAAAAATAGTATAATAGAACTATAGAAGGAGGAGGCAATTGTGGATAAAAACATTGTTATTAAGGAAATGATGGCGGCGGTTGATGAGCTGAACGCCGCTACGTATAACCCTAGAAAAATCAGTGGGCAGCAGCTTAAAGCCCTCAAGATGAGTATTAAGGAGAATGGAATCCTTGAGCCACTTATCGTAAACCAAAAGACTGGGATGACTGTCGTTAGTGGACACCAGCGTCTGCGTGTTGCCAAAGAGCTTGGCTTTACTGAAGTCCCTGTTAAGGTGATTGATGTAGATGAGAAAAAGGAGAAGATTCTTAACCTAGCCCTCAATAAGATTGGTGGTGCATTTGATACCCCAAAGCTCGAGAATGTATTGCGAGAGGTAGTAGAGTTCGCTGGTGCAGACATTGAACAAACTGGCTTTACGGCTCAGGAAGTGGAGAAGATGCTTGCTTTACCAGAAGCAGAAACTGAAGGTGAATACCCTATTGTTCCATACTTTAGCGAGAAGTATAACTATGTGATTATTATGGCTAAGAATGAGATTGACTGGACATTTTTGCAGAATGCACTTGGTGTAAGGCGAGAGAAGTCCTACAAGTCATCTGCTATTGGTTTAGGGCATGTAGTAGACTTTGATAGGTTTCGTGAGTTATGGAAAGCACGAGAGAAATAGTAAAGGTAGTCATACCTAGCTACAGACGAGCTGACAGGGTAAGGGCTATTGCCATACCCAATTCCGTTGTATGCGTGCCTGAGTCGGAGTTTGATAGCTATGCCGCCAACTACGGGAAGGATAGAGTCATTGCACACCCAGACTCTATCATTGGAATAGGCCCAAAGCGTCAATGGATTATTGAACAATTCAAAAATGTATTCATGATTGATGATGAGTATGACCATCTTGTAAGGTGCTATTTACCAGAAGGCTCTGAAGAGTCTTCCCACTGTACTCCAGAAGAGACCTACGAGATTATTCAATCAACCGCAGAAACAGCAAAAGACCTTGGCACCTACCTTTTTGGGTTTAGCAAAACAGCGAAACCGCTATATTTTAACCCAACAGACCCATTTGGAGTGAGCGTTTCATCCAGCAATCTTGTGTACTATGGCATAGGAATACTTGATGGCGGTGGAATATTCGTGCCAGATGACTTGAATTATAATGAAGATGACTTTATCAGCCTCATCAACGCCCACAACAACAGGTTTTGCTTTATTGATAAAAGGTTCAGCTACCCATTCTCTCAGAATGAAAAGAATGGCATGACAACTGGTGGTAAAGACGTTGATATGTGGAATAGGAATGCCAAGAGGCTTGTTGAATACTTCTCCCCTCTCGTTAAGCTAGATGGCAAGAACGAGGACGGTAGTGTTATTGTTAAGGTAGGAAAGGCGTTTGAATGAAAGAGCTTGTAAAAATTGTTATACCTACATATAAGCGTGCTGGGAAGGTCACAACCCATAAAGTCGTGGCTAATTGTAGCCTTGTTGTACGAGAAGAAGAATATGAAGCATACCGCAAGGCATATCCAGACATAGAGATTTTCAAAATCCCTAAAGGAGAAATCCAGAACGGCATTGCTGACACCAGGGAATGGATTATGCGTAATGTTAATAATGGCAATGTATTCATGCTCGATGATGATGTGACAACTTTCGTCCGTGCCTACAACCCAGGCCAGTACGATGAGCTTATGTTCACCAATCCAGATGTCATCCACGAGAGCCATGTAGACCCGCAAACTATTTACGATGTCATACAAGCCGATGCACACCTTGCAAAGCAGATGGGCTGTTACTTATTCGGGTTTACTGTAGCAAGCAATCCAAGAGACTGCCCTCCTCAATTACCATATCGTGTCAATGGTATGATTAGTGGCGGTGCATTTGGTGTGCTACGTGGAGAACCAGGTTGTAAAATTGAGATACCATATCACGAGCCAGGAGTAGCTTTATGTGAGGACTACTATGTGATGCTCATCAACGCCTACTATCACAGGTTTTGCCTTATCAATTACCGTTTTTGTGAAATGAGTACTACGTTCCGCAATGTCGGAGGATTAAGCGAATACCGTTCAACGGAAGGCGAGAAGGAAGCTTACCTATACCTGAAAAGGAAATTCGGTTCAGCTGTGCGTCGTAAAGGACAAGGATATACTAATGAAGGTAAGCCCCGAAAAGCAAGTAGCCCATACGAGCGCGTTCTCAATTTACCATTTTAGATAAACACCCTATAAACACCCACAAACCAAAGCAAAAAGGCACACAAGGGCTCTAAGCAGGTCATTATTTTGCAAAACTATTTGCTATATAGGGTATGGAAGCCGATATGCTACAGAGGTGAGTGATGAAAAGAATGAGGAAAAGGAGTATAATTAGGTTATGGGACGAATAAAAGGAGGCAGAAACAGGTCGCCGCAAGAGAAGGTAATCATGCTTGCGAAGAATAGTCACCCTATGCGTAACTCTAGGTGGCAACATAATCATAATATTATTCGTAAGGTGGTCATGACACATTGGGTGTCAAATCAGTCTATTCCCACTCACGAGGAACTTGTCGAGCTAACAGGCTTATCGAAAGCAACCATATGCAGGCACTGGGAAGACTTCGATAACACAGTCATGACTGAGCTTGTCCAAGAACAGGCAGCCTTAATGGTACAACCAGTCTTGTGGGGCATGTACAACGCAGCTATGAAGGGAAGCACAGAGGCAGCCAAGATGTTGCTAAAGCTCGGCATGGATTACACGTTTGACGATGATAGCCAGCCACAGACTGTCAACAATACGCTGAACGTTGTTAATATGAACCAAGAAGATGTCATGAACGTGGAAGAAAAGCTCAAGAAATTCGCAAGGAGACTTGAACGAGACAAGGCACTTGGCATTGCAGAGGGTGAGGTCGTAGATGCTCCCGCAGCAAACAAGTAACGTAATTGCCCAGCAGAATAGTGTACCTCAAAATGTAGCCAAGGATGCTGCAGAGGCACTGCGAATGCTCAGGCTATCTGCAAAGCACAACCTCTCAGACTTCGCTGAGTTTGTTTTTGACTTCGATAACGGTAAACACCACCATGAATGGTACAACATTCTCATGAACAAGCTCAGAAGCCCTAGGGGAGCTAACTGGGATGTCGATTTAGAGCCAGCACCAGCAGGATGGATTAACCACCGCATTGGTATTATGGCACCTCGTAACCACGCAAAGTCGACATGCTTTACTGTCGTCTACCCGCTTTGGATGATTGGTAACAATCCAGACATTCGTATTCTTATTGTCTCCAAGGCAGCGACTCAGGCTCAGGCTTTCTTGCGAGAGATTAAAGATAAGATTAGTAAAAGTTCTGAGTATAGGCAGGTATTCGGTGATTTGTTCCCACCAGACATGAAAAGTCCAGGCGAGAAATGGACAGATAGCGAGATTATTGTTCGTAGGAAAGCTACCCACAAAGACCCTACTGTCTCGGCAATGGGTGCAGGTGGCTCAATCCTATCAAAGCGTGCAGATATTATCATCTGCGATGATATTCTCAGCCTAGACAACACTAGAACGGCTGACCAGCGTGCAAAGATTAAGGAATGGTACAACGAGGTGCTGATTCCAGTCCTAGAGCCTGATGGCATTATGATAAATGTTGGTACCGCGTGGAACTTGGAAGACTTGCTTCATGAACAGCTTAGAAACGTGAATTATGATGTGCGACGAAGATATCAGGCTGTCTTGCCCAACGGAGACACTCTTTGGCCTGAACGTTGGCCGTATGACAAATTGATGGAGCTGAAACTTGAAACTGGCTCAGTCGCCTTCAACAAGTCCTATCAGAACGAGGCATTGAACTCAGAAGATAGCGTGTTTAAGCCGCAATGGCTTGAGAAGGCAAAGGAATACGGCAAGAACCGTTATATGAAATACAACCTTGATTACAGTTCATGGGACTTGGGAGCTATGACCGTAGCTATTGGAGTAGACCTTGCGATTAGCCAAAAAGACACTGGAGACTTTACTGCATTGGCTGTGATTGGACAGACTAAGCTTGGAGCGAAGATTCCACTATGGCTTGAACAAGGTAAGTTCACCTTCGCCCAGACTCAGCAAAAGATTAAAGACCTTGCAGCGAGATATGACCCCTCCATTATCGTGGTGGAGAACAATGGCTACCAAGAAGCCTTACGCAGGGATATGGCAGATACTACCTCACTCCCTATCGTAGGTTATAGCACTGGTGGCGAGAAATATGATGAGAGTATTGGCGTCTCCTCAATTGCCGTTGAGTTTGAAAATGAGAAATGGATTCTGCCCTACAGCCTAGAAGAAGGCACAGAATACAACCGTAAGATGATAGACCTATTATGCGATGGTATGATGAACTTTGGCTCTGGACACACCGCAGACATCCTGATGGCTACCTGGTTTGCTAACGGTGGTCTGCGTAGGTTGACCTATGGCACTGGTGCAGAGCCTGTTTACGCAAAGGGCGGAAGTGTAGACCCACTAGGTAGATAGGTGGTACAATAGACTCAGGAGAGAAAATGGGATTATTCGATAGTATCAACATATTTGGCAGGAGAAGTTCGGCAGGAAAAATCGCTGGCCGACCTACTGACCGCAAAGGCAGGGGTGTGGGTATCCTTAGTGTGTTTAATCGTGACAAGTTGACAGAGATTGACTACACAGAAAACAACTATGACCTGTTCAGGTCAATCTACTACAACTCAACCGTGAACGGCACAGGCAAGGACTATGGCATTGCAGCTGCACTAGGTAAGCCTATAGTCAACATTGCAGCGAGCTACACTGTAGGACGTGGTTTTGATATCCAGTTTGACAACCCAGACAACGACCCACTCATAACCGAGGCTGAAGAGCAGCTTAATGTGTGGCTCAAAGACAACCAACGCACAATCTACAACCTCGTGAAGCATAGCTACCGTGACGGTGACTCATATGTTCATATTGACGAGTTTGGTGAGTTAACAGAGGTGGACGCAGCTGGTGTTACCGAGATTGTCGACCCAGTAAGCAACAAGACCGTTGGCTTTGATGTTATGCGTAAAGTTGAGATGTTTGATTCTGCCTCTCTTGGCTCGAACAGTTCCACTACCTACATTTATGTGAAGCAGTACCGTATGGATAGCATTAGGATATATCGCTACCAGGAAGGACACGCGAACAGCCCTGAAATCATTTGGGAAAAGGTATTCACAAAGGACGGAGCCGTTGACCTACCACGAGATAACGAAGGCAACAGCATTGGCGTTGACACTGGCTCAATCCAGGAGCGAAAGCTTGCTATCTGTGCATTTCACAACGAGCCTGAAGCTGAGTCTGTGTATGGTAACTCGGACTACCAGAACCTGTTAAGCGTGCTAGCAAATTACTCTGAGCTCATTAAGAGTGCGACGAAAGGCTCGAAGTACAATGCCGTACCTATTCCAGTCATTATGGGGCTAGACAGTCCAAGACAAGCCCAGCAACAAAATGAATACCGCACTGGCGATGGTAAGGTGATTAGTGCAGCTGCAGCATCCCTAGATAGCGAGACCGCCGCAGTATATGCACAATCTGAAAGCAATGAAGAAGCTGGAATTAAATGGGGTGCAGATAAGGTCTTGTATATCAGCAAGGGTGGCGACGCTAAGTTCATCAGCGGCAACGGCTTTATGGGCGACCTCGGCAAGTTGCTTGAGTACTACTTCTATCTGTTTGTACAAGGCTCTGAGACACCTGAATATGTCCTAGGTACTGCAGTGTCATCAAGCAAGGCAAGCACTGAAACTCAAGGTCCTGTATTCGACAAGAAGATTGAACGTAAGCAACTAGAGTTGGCAGAGTTCATCAAGGACATGGTAAACACCGTGATTGAACGTCGTGCACTTATGTCCGACCCTCTGTATATCAACCTCCGAAACATTGCGCCACGTATTATGGTGAACTTCCCACCGCTTGATAACGATGATATGAAGGTAACCTTCGACACCGTGCAATGGGCATATGAAAATGGTCTACTTACTGGCGAGCGTGTACTTCTACTACTTCTGTCTGACAAAATCAAGGACGTACCTAGCGAGATACGAAACGCCGCTGAGGAAGCTAAGAAGAGGGTGGAAGAGAACCCAGCAAGCTCAGACCGTTATATCCGTGAACTTTTCGCTAAGCCACAAGAAACACAAGAACAAGAGCAAGAAGATAAGGAATAGTAAGTGCCAGTTACTAGGCGAACACAAGATGGAATGTATAAGCCGTATGTGCGTGAAGCGATACGACTTGAACAGGCTGTACAGGAACTACTTGACGCTTGGGCTAACACGAATGACGACATAGTACTGAAGCACTCAGGCAGTACAGGCATTAAGGACATCCAGAAACTCACCACAGAGCTATTGCGTGCAGTCAGCGACTTCTTAGCAGAGTATGGCATTATTATGGACGCAGGAATACAAAGCATAGCGAAGGTTAAGGCAACTCAGGCACTTGAGGAGTCAATCCCTCTTCTGCGTTCCCTGCACGACAATGAAGGCATTGCATACTTTAAGCGAGATATGGATGCGTTTAGCTCAACAGTCGGCAGTACGTGGATGGCGGTAGGAGTTGGGGTGTACTCAGTAAACTTCTTACAGCGTCAGAAGGCTATTGAGCTATCTACAAAGAAAACCATATCTAACATCATCACGGTTGCTAAAAAGGAAAGTATGGGCGGTCAGCAAGTCCAAAAGATACTCCGAGATTACGTCAACCCGTCCGACAAGCCAGGTAAGCCTTTTGATATAGCAAGGCAAGCACTTGGTGCAAGCAAGAAATACGTGCCTAAGGACGTGTTGGCTGGCTCAGTACAGACCAACTTATACGAGACTACCAGAAATGAGTCAGCAGAGATGTGGAGGAATATGACCGAGATGGCATATGAAAATGCATTGTGGGTTGAAGGATATGACTGGACGCTTAGCCGTAGCCACCCACACCCAGATATGTGTGATGACCTAGCTAGTGATTCGCCATACCCGAAAGACGAGCCACGACCAAGGAGCCACTCTCACTGTCTATGCGACTGGGTAGCTCACTTGCGACCGAGGGCAGAGCTTGAGGATATTTTGAAAAAGCACGGTTCACTGTATAATGGAAAGAAGAAATAAGGAGGTGTAGCATAGCATATGCGTAGGATTAAAACTGAGAATAACGAAACTTTCGCCCATGTTTTGGGTAAAGGTACGATTGAAATTAAACGACAGAACCAGAGATTTATCATCACTGGTGATAACTTCCAGATTATCGGCACTGAGCCAACCCAGACAAGAAAAATGGTTGTAGCAGTCGAGGGCGGTAGGCTTATCGAGGATGACATTATCGTTGAAGACACTGCCATTAGTGAAGAACAGCAAAAGATACTTGATGCTCAGAAGGAAAAGGCTGCTGAAGCTGATACCACAGACACCGAAGACGCAGCTCTTAGCGAGGACAAGAAGAACAAAGACGAGAACAAGGAAGAAGGCGAGGAAAATGGTGAGGGAGAAGCTTGACGACCACCACGTGTTTCACTACAAGCGGTACTGGGAGGAATATTCCCCGTCCGCTCAGATACGCCGAGCAGTCATAGCTCACCATATGAGCCGTTCAGTTCACAACCTACTGCATGAAGAATGCCCAGCTGTGCCACCTCTGTCTTATGAGGTGGTTTCTCATATAGCGAGAGATATGGACAGGCACTACGAAGACCCACTGCAAGGCATCGATGATTTTTGTTTGGCGGCAGAGGCTGCGTTTGAGCACCCGAAAATCAAGCGAGGAGAGATAATGTTAGGGCAACTGGCCGTTGAGTCAGTCAGAATGCAGATGCCCTTTATTATCGAAGGAACGGAGAACACGAGGCGTTTAATTGTGGCATCTTGATTGTTTTTGGTGTAAAATAGGTGCTATGAAGATAAACCTTAAAGCATTGTCAGTGATTGCGCCAATTCTGGTGAGCTTTTTGCTATCTGTTGTGGTAGTTATGGCCTACAATGCGGATTATCGTCGTAACGTTGACTCAATGTTTATACAGAAGCGTGAAATGATTGACCTCGTGGCTGATGGCTTAGACAAAAGTGCGAAGAAGCACGAGGACTACGAAACACAGCGAGAGTTCTACAGTGAGATGCTAATTAACGACATCGAGCGTATTGACCAGCAACCATTCACTTTAGCAGTAGCATATGACAAGAACTTCAAGCGTGTAACTGCCAGGTATTATGGTCAGAGCAACTTCGGCGATATGAGCCCGATTGACTATGAAGAAGTGAAGAAGGCAGTGTCCGAGAACAAACGGGGCGTAGTTCGAACTAGTGGTCGTGATGTAAGAACGTTCTACTATAGGTGGTGCCCTGCAGACCACGGCAATCAGTATTTGTTAATGGTAGCGATTGATGCAGACAGAATTGTAGAGGGAGGCCAGAATTATGTCTACCCTATCATTATCATCTTGGCGATTACTGTAGCCTTGAATATTGGAATGTTAAGGAGAAGTTGGAAATAAACAATGGATTGGGTTGCACTTTTACCGACAGCGATTGGAATTGTCACTGTCATAGTAGGAAGCGGGCTTGTGGCAAAATCACAGGCCATTAAAACGTCCCTCGAGAACTACAAAGAACTAGCACAGTCATATGAGCGTAAGACCGAAAGCCTTAAGGAGAATGTTATGGAACTTGAGTCTACCCTGAATGAGGTGAAAACTGAACTGCGTATTTTCAAGGAGATACCGTTGAAAGACTTGAGAGACGGCGTAAACACCCTCCTCAAAAGGCAGAAGAAGGTTATCGAGAACACTGAACGTGCGACAACTTTGACGGAAGCCATGATTAAAGAACTTAAGGACTGCAAGAAAGACCTCCGTTAATGTTTACAGGCTGTGGAAGTTTGTGTTATTATATGGATATTAAAGCAAGTAATGCTGAAGAAAGTTTGCTAAACTGATTGTGGGCGTGGTCGATGCCCATAATTAACATAGGTAAAGGAGTAGAAGCATGAACACTATCTTAAACGATTCAGAAAAGGTAATTATCTCAGAAATGTCCAGTGAGGCAGTTTCTGGTATTATTCATCTTGACCCTGAGCTCGTCTCTAAGGTCGTTGGCGACGACTCAGACCCTATGTTCGTAACCATGCCAGTCTTGAGTGAAGGTGTATCCCGTAATGGACGTTACTACTCAGAGGAAGCCCTCCGTGAAGTAGCGCATCAGATTGACACTGAGCATCCTGATGGGTACGCTGGTCATATCACCAAGGAGGAGCGGAGCAACAAAGTGCCAGACTGCGAGGTAATTTGGCTCGGTTCTAAGCTAGCAGAGTCTGAAGGCAAGCTACGACTATTCGCCAAAGGCTATATCCTACCCGAAGCAAAGAAACGACGAAGCTACATGCAGAAGGCAAAGGCACTAGGTAAAGGAGTATCTGTTTCAATCTACGGCACAGCCCGTCAGGTTTGGGATAAGGCACTCAAAGCTTACCGCCAGATGAACATTGACCTTGAATCTATCGACTTCACAAGGCCAAAATCAGAAGGAGTGCCAAACGGAGGTGTATTCGCCCTCACTGCTGAAATGGTTGATAGCAAATTAAAGGAGGAAGCTATGGATAAAGCTGAAGCTTTGAAAAGCTGTACAGCCGATGAACTACGAGAGTATGTCCCTGAAGCTGTCATAGCTGAAATCACCGATGAGGCAGTAGCCGCAGCTAAAGCAGAGAATGTTGATGTTATCCAGGAAATGGAAGCAAAGAAGGACGCTGTTATAGCTGAGATGCGTACCGAATTGCGTGGTTTCGAACTAGAGGGCGAGTTGAATGCGAAAGTTGTCGACAAGGCAGCACGCAAGATGATTCGCCGAATTGTTCTTAGTGAAATGGCTGACGACGAAAAAGTCAGCGATGCCGTTGACCGAGTGTTGAGTTCTGAAGAGGGCAAGGCAATCGTGTCAGAGATGACAGTTGTTGAACCTAAGGTTCAGCCAGCAGTCGAGGCAAAAGCCGCTAAGGCAACCAAGTCGCACCAGTATATCGTGCGTCGAGAAAAGTAATAATTGTAAAGGAGAATTACAATGACTGTAAATCTACGAAGTGATGGTCGTGCGGTCGATGTCGTTATTCCGTCTAAGTACCCAACGGTTACTAAAGGCGACCTGATTCAGGCCGATGGATGGTATGGCGTAGCCTGCACTAACGGTAAGCAGGGCGATGTTATCGCAATTGAGACCACCCAACGTGAGTTTGCGTTTACTGTTGATGCAGGTGTTACCGCTGCTAAAGGTGACGTTCTGTACATTGACGCTGCAAACGGCAAAATCACAGCAACTAAAGGCACGAATACGCCTGCGTTGCGAGTTACTAAAGCTAAAGATGCCAACAATGTCATTTGGGCAAAGTTGATTGCACAATAGGAGAAGCAGATGAAGGATTTTAATTTCCGCACAGCTGCTCTTGAGGCAGAGCAGAAAGTTATCGCAGAAATGCGTGAACGTGGTAGTGTCTCTGGATTTGACCTTGGTGCCGATGCTGTTATCGCAGAAATGATTGGTACAGCCGATGGCGCAAAAGAGTTCTTGGAGAAAATTACCTATGACCTCACTGTTGGTCAGCAAAATGTTCCTCTACTTTACAAGGACATTTACGAGACACAGACCGACGCAAACTTCCCTCAGACTATGACTGAGAAGAGTTTTGGCAATGTTGAAACCGTGTTCTTGAAAAAGCTTGAAGGCGGCGAAGTCAAGTTCGGCTCAATCGGTGCTGGTCAGCAAAAAGTCGTTACTATCGAAACCTGGGCAGCAGGTATGGAGTACGACGAAGATATCGTTGAGTTTAACCAAACTTGGCGAGTTAGCCAAATCGGTGAAAGCTTTGGTGTGAGCTACAACAACTTGTTGAACCACTTGCACTTGTCAGCTATTACTGAAGGTGTATACGACACTGCTAACAAGGTTACTGCCGCTACTGCTACTAGCCAACAACTTGCTGAAGCTATCAAGCGTCAGCGTGGTGAAGGTCCAAAGAAGCCAGGTAAAGCACAGTACATTGTCGGTGACTTGGGCGATGCTAAGACTTGGAAGGCTGTTGCTCAGATTCTTCCTAACGCAAGCATCTTGCTCCACAGCTCGTATGATGAATTAACTATCCGCAACGCTCTTGCGAATGACATCATGCAGAACAAAGAGCAAAGCCCAACAGCTAAGAAGGTTTCTTCGTACAAGTTTATTGCGTACGATGGAGTCAACTTTACTGTCGGTGGCGACCAGTACACTTACCCAGGTGTTAAGATTGGTGAAGCTTATGCAATCGTTCCTAAGAAGCAATTCAAAGAGAAGATTAAGCATGACCTTCGCGTTGACTCTGGCGATGGTGACCTAAGCCGCTTGATTGTTGCACAGATTGTTGGCCGTTCACGCCGCGGTCTGATTGCAGGTCTTGGTGGTGCTGACGGTGTAGTCAAGGTAGCTGCATCTTAGTCCACAACCTACTAGAATTAGCCCTCTACTTGAGGGCTTTTTCTTTTTACCTGTTGACAATTTGCCTTTTTTACGTGTCTATGCTAGAATAAATACAAGGTTAACATATACGTTGCGATGATATAGGTTAACCGACGAGAAAATACCCATTTGGGGGTTGTGTTATTATACATATATTGTTATACTAGTATAGCAATGTATATGTTATGCACTCCCTTAACGGGGAGTGTTTCTCTTTTCAGGCAAAAATGTCTGACATCTAGGGAGCGATTGACCGTGTCGATGTAGCGGATGTAAAACGGGCTACAGCTAACGGCTAAACGTTTTGGCTTACCGTAGAAAGCTGGTCTTTATACTGAATAACGAGAACCATAATCTCGGATTTAGCACTTTAACAAACATGCACAACAGCGTCCGACGAATTACACCATTGTTATTGTTGGATTTTGGGATTTTCCCTAGAGATTAGGCGAATATCGAGCAGTTGGTAGCATCACATAGGACATACACCTAGGATAGAAGCGTGTGGAATACCCCCTATTCAGGTAATGACCCGAAGTACTAACTCCCCGGCCGAAGGCTGTGTGAAATAGGGGAGTTTTTAGGATGCCTATGATATAATTGAAGTATGAATATGAGCGACAAAATAGAACATGTACGCAGGAGGATAGGCGACTCAGTGAAATCTAACACTGAGCTATTTACAAGTGATGGCAGGAAAAAACTGCTCTCAATGGCGTATAAGAACCTATTTGATGTCAAGATAACTATAAATACCTCTCCACTACCTTCAGACGCATACACAGTCTCTCAGGAAGCCGGGAAGGTTATTTTGGATACCATTCCAGAGCAAGACGCAGAAATTATTGTTGAATACAAGTATGCTGGATTTAGTGATGACTATATAAAGGGCTTGATTGAGTCATATGGAGTTGACGGTGCAGTAGTTGAGGCAATTGGTACACTGTTGGCAGATTCAGCACGGTTCTACGATTACACGCAAGGACAGACCGTCGACCGACGTAGCCAGATATTTGACCACTTGAAGGACTTACACCAGATGGCGAAGGAAGAGGTCAACGCTAAGACAAACTCGGGCTTTTCAATTGGAAACAGGGTTCATTCTACCGCTGAGGTCTATGGTGGCTTTGATTTAACTAGGGACGACAGCTTTTGCAGCCCTGTAGCTGGACGTTCAAGTAATAACGGGTAGTCTATGATTGAGCAGTGGCTAGATGACACGAGAAGCTCCGCTGAAATAAACCAGGAGATTCAGTCAATGCAGCGTATTAAGGCTGAGATTTGGGGTACTCGTCAACCAGTAATAGCACCTGGCTTTTCTGGTGATGTACCCACCAACCAAAAACTAGGCACCTGTATGGTACGCCTTGACCTGTGGAGAGGCACTACTCCAAACAAGCCAGACCTAGTAGGTAAGGTAGGCATTACTATAGATATTCATAAAGGAGACCACTTGAAGTTTACCACCTCTGGCACCGAGACTGGTTCACGAGGCATAGACGACAGTCCTGAAGGTCGTAACTGGGACTTGGTAGTCCAAGCGGTTCGTATATTTGGAAGCACTAAAGAATTGGAGCTGAAGTTTGCGTAATGGAAGGCGTAGAGCAAGTCAACAAGAGACTAGAGGAGACTATTCGAAGTCTTGAGCGTGCTGGTAGCCTTGCAGTGCAGATGACCGCAGCTCAATGCGTTGTATATGCTAAGCAACGAGCACCATGGACAGACCGAACTGGAAACGCCCGAAGAAGTATCCACAGCGAGGCAAGCAACAAGAATATGACTGCAGCGGTCGGCATTGGTGTTTTCTATGGGAAGTACCTGGAGAGGTCTAACGGAGGCAGATACAGAGTTATTGACCCGACTGTATTCTCGTATGGAAGGGTTGAGTTTATGAAAAACCTGAAAGGAATTATGTAATGCAAGACAATGAAATAAGAGAAGCTATATACCAGACGCTTACTGTAGACTGGACTCTTATGGAAATGGTCTCGGAGGAAAATGTGCCATGGAATAGTCCAGAAGGTGGTGGTTATAAATCCCCAGATAACTCAGTTGTGCCGATGATGGCGTATGACTACAGTAAAATGTCAATGCCGATTATCACAATCCAGATTGGTGATACTGTGAGAAATGGTTTCGCCTATATGGAGACAACTATCTACATTAGATGCTATAATAGTAGTCAGAAGTCGCATTATGACATTAGTGCGATTTTGGACAGAGTAATAGTGCTACTTCACAGAGTGCCGATAAAACTCTCCAAGTCACGCTTCGTAGAGCTAACTTGGCAGACAACCTCGGCAGATAGTGAAGATGAGGCGTATGGCCTACCCTACAGGGAAGCACGATTTATTCTCGAAAGGGTTTGAGGTAGGATACAAACCTGTAGGTTATCAACATTAGAGGAGAAAGTTTATGGACTACAATCACTCATATGGTGCTGGCTTTCGTCACGGTCAGGTAAAAGTCGCTGGCGGTACTGTTTACGATATTGACGCAATTATCGGTATCGACGCAGACCCAGAGAGCGAACAGACAGACATTCCAGGAGATGACACTATTAAGGCTACCTTCACCCACGGACAGAAGGAAAAGCTAACCATCACTGCGAATGCAATTTCGATGGACGTTCTAGCAGCCGTTACAGGTAACGAGGCAAAAGCTATTACCGCTACACCTGGTCCTGAAGGCAAAGAAATCGCTGGTGGTACTGACAAAGAGTCTAACGCCCCATTCATTGAATTGACTGGTGTAATAGCTGGTAAGACAGACAAGGGTACTTCGGTAACGATTACTCGAGTTTGGCACCGTGTACAGGTCAATACTATCAAAATTGACTCAAGCAACGGTAAAGAAATGGCAGTTACGATGTCAGCAACAGCCTTTAAGACTGGCAATGACATTACTAACTCACCATTGAGCCCAGCACGTATTTACTCGCTGAAGGTTCAAAAAGAAGCTTAGTTTAAGAGAATAGCATAAAAGGAGGCATATTCATGCAAGAAGAACAAAATCATTTACAAGTAACAAGTGCATTATTATTCCGAGACAAACGTCGCGAACGAGAGATGCCAAAGATGGTTGAATTGCCATCTGGTAACGTCTTTAAGATTGGTCGACCTGATATAGTGAAGCTTATCCGCGAAGGTATTATTCCTGCAGACTTGGCTATAGCAGCTCAGGCAGCAGTTCCAGAGAACGGTGGCAAGATAAAGCTTGACGGCAAGATGTTCCAGGACTATCTGAAGATGCGTGACCTTATCACCGTAGCCTCAGTTGTTGAGCCTAAGGTGAAAGATAGGGATGTAACTGATGAAGAGTACAATCAGGGCATTATCTCGGTCTATGATATCGACGCTGACGACAAGGAGTTCATTTCGGTCTATGTCAACACTGGTGACACAGACCTAGAGCAGTTTCGTAGTAAGCAAGAAGGTTGAGTTACTCGACCTAGTTTGTCGTAGATACCCAGGCCAGAGACCGTCTGACTATATGGGCTTCGACAACGAATATGACGCATTGAGGTTTGACCTCGGTGTAGCCTGGAAGTCCTATCTTATCGAGAAGGATGAAGAGCTTACGAAGATGGAAACTCTCCTCAACGGCTTCAGAAATGTCGTGCTGTCCAACGGTGCTAAGATGGATAAAATCGAGAAGCATAGGCCGCTGGTACGAAACCACGAGAAGAAGGAAGACTTCAACGTCGACGCATTCCTCGCTGAGATGCTTATCGAGGGTAAGGGTGTGCTTGTAGAATAGGGATTATATGGCAGATGTATTTTTAGGCAGTGTCTACGCGAAAATTGAACTTCGCAATGACAGTCTTGACCGTTCATTAAAGGCTGCACAGCGTCAGTTGAGCGGTATGAACTCCTCACTTGAGCGTAATGCTGGAGTGGGCGTGACTTCTGCTGCCAAGATATCTGCTGCATATGGTGCTATTGCTGGTGTGGTTCAGGGAGTGACGATGAAAGCTATAGACTCCCTGACCGCAAGCATCTCTGGCGGTATTCGCCGTTTTGACACCATGAAGAGCTACCCGAAGGTTATGGCGAACCTCGGGTATTCTGCTGAAGAGTCCGCAAAATCTATCAAAACAATGGCAGATAAGGCACAGGGTCTGCCAACAGCACTTAATGACTTGGCTGCAACGACAAAGAGCCTTGCACCATTTAGCCGTAGCCTGAGCGAAGCAACTGACCTGTCCATTGCGTTGAACGATGCCTTCTTGGCCGCTGGTTCATCAGCTGCAGACACTAGTCGTGGTATGATTCAGTTCACCCAGATGCTCTCTAAGGGCAAGGTAGATATGGGTGCGTGGAACACTCTGCAGGAAACTATGGGTTCATCACTCCAGCAGGTGGCAAAAAAGCTAGGTATCGCTTCTGGCAACACTATGGAATTATATGAGTCCCTGAAAGAGGGAAAGATTAGCTTTAAGCAATTTACTGATGCGATACTGGAGCTAGATAAAAAGGGAGTTAATGGTCTTAAGAACTTCCGAGACCAAGCATTTGACGCTACTGGTGGTATCCAGACTATGCTGGACAACTTGAAGAACGCCATGAACCGTTTCTGGGAGAACCTGTTCAACAAAATTGGCTCTGAGAACTTTACTCGTGGTATGAAAATCATCACGAACGCAATTGCAGACTTTGGCTCGATTATGGGAGAGGTCATTACTGCTGTGATGCCATATATGGAACGATTGCTGAACTTCCTCTCCAACAACCGAGGACTTGTGAAGAACGGTATGATAGCATTCCTTGGAGCGTTTGTGGCTATGAAAGCTATGAAACCTGTTATTGGCATTGTGAAGAGTGCAGCTGGTGTTTTGAGCATATTTAGCAAGAGTGCGAAAGTTGCGGCAGCTACATCGAAAATAGGTGGAGGCGGTGGTGGTCTTATAGCTGGTTTCCTGAAGCCACTAGGCGACACAAAAGTACTCAAAGGTGCAGCATCTGTAGCCCTTGTCTCAGCTGGTCTGGTGGCTATGGCTTTTGCACTTGGCCAAGTGTCTAGCCTCAACCTGAATATGAAGAACCTACTTGTTATGGCAGCGGCAGTGCCTATAACGGCAGGTATATTCGCCTTGATTGGTACAATAGGTGCGTCTGCCGCTATAGGTGGAGCAGCTGTAGGTATTATTGGTCTAGGGCTTATGTCTATAGCTCAAGGTCTGACCGCTGCATCAGAACAAGCTGAGCGTATCAAAATTGACAACCTCGGGAAGATGGGCACGATTATTGGTATAGTCTCAGTCGTTATGGCTGCGATATCTGGCCTTGCTGTATTTGGAGCAGTAGGCTCAATTGCTAGTGCCATTATTGGTGGTGGTCTACTCGTTACAGCTATCAGCCTCTCTAAGATTTCTGAATACGTGCCGAAGATTAACCACGAGGACATTAAGAAGCTATACAAAACAGTTGCCGCGGTGAGCGTAGTGCTTGGTGTAATCTCTGGATTCTCGATATTTGGTGCAATTGGCTCAATCGCCAACACCGTTATGTCAGGAGGTCTTTTAGTAACTGCTATGGCCCTAGCTGAAGTATCAAAGCACGTTGACAATATTAAGAACGACAAAATCACGAAACTGAGTGGGACTGTCGCCATTATTGCTACAGTTCTCGGCTTGATTTCTGGATTGTCGATATTTGGAGCCGTAGGTTCAATTGCCAACACGATTATCGCTGGTGGATTGGTCGTGACTACGATTGCCCTTGTGGATATAAGTAGCCGTGTCGACAATATTGATACTGGTAAACTCGATAAGCTATTGGGTGCTATTGCTCAGGTCAACCTCGTACTAGCTAGTATTTCTGCACTGTCCATTTTCGCCGCCATTGGCTCCATTGTGAACACCGTCATTACTGGAGGCATTGTCCTAGCCGCAAGGGCTCTGGTTGTAGCATCGGGCTATGCAAAACAGCTCCGTCCTGAAGATATGGAAAAGCTGAAAGATATGCTTAGGAAAATCTCTGAGCTTGAGACTGGTGGTATTCTGCATAACCTGAAAAATATGGTGAACTCTGGTGTGATGGCAGCCACAGTGAACATGGTGAAGTCAATCACCAAAACTTTGTCAGAAACTCAGCCTGCTGACGACAAGGTGATTGATTCGTTGAAAAAGAACCTTAAGAACCTAGCAGGACTTCAGACTGAAGGCGTGATTAAGTCCCTGAAGGATATGTGGGCATCTGGTAATCTTGCACAGGTAGCCTCCAACATTCGAAACATTGTTCGAGACCTATCTGGCATTACCCCGCCAAGCAACGACGCTATAGATGGCCTTAAAGCGGCAATCGCCAACCTTTCTAAGATTGACATTCAAGGCAATAAGCTATTCCAGAACCGTGGCAAGGCTGCTGAAGACCTCGCTTTCATTATTTGGAAGATGCGAGACATTGCCAACAATATGAGTGGTATACCTCAGGTTGATGGTGGCAAAGTTCAGAGCCTTATTGACTCACTCAAACGGTTTGACGGCTTTAAGGACGAACATAGTGCTGGCATTAGGCGTTTAGCTAACCTTGGTGACGCAATCGGCAACATTAACTGGGTGAAGTTCATTTTTGGTGACGTTCCTGAAGGTATAGCAGATGGTGCTGGTCGTATCGTTAGTGCCGTGCAAAAGTTCAGTGGTATCAGCGAAGACGCAAGGTCTGGTGCACTCCGTATGGCTACAATGCGTGATTCACTCGGCAACATTAACTGGATTAAGTTTATACTCGGTGATGTGCCAGGCGACCTTGAAGCCAAGGCTGCTGGTTTAGTGAACTCAATCAACAAGTTCAACGAGATAAACGTTGACGCTGGCAAGATTAACGCTGCAGCATCAGCGATTGCTAACCTTGCTAACACCGTGAAGACTAACATCCAGAACCTCAGTGGCGACTTCAACGCCATTGGTGGTGGTATGATGGACAACCTGATTAACGGTATCAACAGCCGAGCAGACGCAGCCCGTGGTGCTGGAGTTAATGTACAGAGTGCTGTATGGCATGCAATTCAAGGCAAGCTCAACGACCACTTCTACCAAGGTGCAGCACTTGCTGGTAAGTTTGCTGAAGGTCTTCGCTCACGAGATGGTGAATTACAAGCCGCTGGTGGCTCTATGCAATCCGCTGTATGGCACGGTATTGAGCCACGCTTAGTTCATCACTATTATCAGGGAGCAGCTCTTGCTGGACAGTTGCTGAACGGTATATCATCACGAAATGGCGAATTTTACGGTGTTGGTGCGAACGCTGTTCAAGGGTTCATTAACGGTGCGAATAGCAAGAGTGCATACTCGACTGGATGGAACATTGCAGCCCAATTCTTACAAGGACTAAAGGCAAAAGGTCAGGAAGGCTCACCGTGGCGTACTACATTCCAGTCTGGTGCGTGGGCTGGCGAAGGTTTTGCTAACGGTATTATGCGAACTAAGAGTATGGTAAAGGATGCAGCTGAGACTATTGCAGACGTAGCTATGGGTGGTATGCACATGGACAACTTCAACCGAATGGTGGTAACTCCAGATATGTCAGCTTTGTCTCAGGCAACAGTGAAGATGAACGCAAGCATTGACTCTAAGAATGTTGACCGTCCGAACGAAGTAGCTATTTATGGTGGCGTGACAATCAACACCAAGGCAGATGATGGCGAGTCTATACTTGAAGAGCTTGCTCGTGCTACAATATTAAGTGATAAGGGGATGGCAACGGCATTATAATGACACCGACATATGACAGAAAGGTTTTGGTAGACAATGTTGCACTGAACAGTGCGAGCTTCTTTGTCGTTGACCAGGTGCGTCTTGACCAGATTGCTGAAAAAGAAATTACTACTACGAAACGAGCGAATACGCACGGTGAATATGTTCTTGGTTCAACATACGGCTCAAAGCCAGTATATTTGAGTGGACATTTCGAAGCACCTCAACGATGGGATTATGAAGTAGGCCGAGACCAGCTTATGGCTATGCTGAACGCCAGCAGGACTGCTATTATCACGGTTGAGCAATCTGGCGAACTCCGAAGGTTTGAGGGAATGTATGAGCGTGCACGCTTTGATTACAAGGAGCGTGGATTTGTGATGGTGGATATTGAGTTCAAAATCACCAGTTCATATGGTGAGAGCGTTGCGACAAGCAAGCCAGTTGATGGCTTTGTGTATACTGACATTTTCGACAAGAGGTTCTTTGTTGACGGAAGCACTAACACATCACCAATCATCACTTGTGCGTTCGAGGCCATACAGCCCATCTCAAAGGCTATTAAGATAGGTTTTATCATCCAATCTAACGGCATAAGACAGCACATAGATATCGAACGTTTATGGGGACAGTCTGACACTCTGGTCATTGACGCTAAGAGACAGGAGGTGCGTGTGAATGGTGCGATGGTTCAGTACTCTGGTATGTTGCCGACATTCCTTGGTGACACCCAGGTAATGATTATTGACGAGTCTGTATCGAGGCGTGTAAGAATAACAATTGAATATAATAATAGGTGGTTGTAATGAAATCAGTTTATTTTGCTAACAAAGTTTTGAACTCGTACAAGAATAATATGTACCTTGCTATGTTTGACAAGTCTCCCGAGGAGGGCGGTGCACAACTCAACAGTGTAAGGCCAAAGGTAGAGTTTAGCACTCCTCAAGATGGAGTTATGAGCAACACTGCCAAGGTAGAGTGCCAGACAACCAATCAGAACCTAAACACTGCTCGATGGATTGTTTTTTATGATAGTGCAACTGGTGGAAATGTTCTTCTGTCTTTCGTGCTTGGTTCACCGATTAGTTTTAACTCATCGGCTCCGATTTCTTTTTCTGAAAAAAGTATTGTGATTAAGGAGGGATAATGTACAGCCCTATTTTGACTCCAAAGAACATTCTCCTTGACTCATCGATATATAATAAGTGGCTGATTCGTGGTCAGGAAACCCTTACGAGGAACAAGGCTGTGCCGTGGTCGCTTCAGTCGGATATTGATAACACAATTGGTGACTTCGCATTTTTCACTTATAGCGGAATGCCCGTGAATACGCCAGCCACTGTGTATGATATACGACGCGTTGAGAATGCTGTTATTGTAGGCAAGAAGCTTAATGCCAACGAGGATACTGTAGTTGCCAACAGAACCAAGAGGCTATCATGGAGTGCTATGGATAAGGTTAGCTCTTTTGTGGGAATAAACGACATCACTGACATATCTGTAAATCTGAAGGAGAAACTTCCCTTTAAGATTAGAATTGGTGGTACTTCTCACGACGAGCCACGTGTCATACAGTTTAAGGCTTCTGGAAACCCTAGCAAACCAGCCACAGCCGAGGTGATTTTCACTGATGAGGGTAGAGGTGAAATAGAAAGCGGAGCAAAAATAGACGAGGAGTATACTCTCTCAGCATTCGTAAAGGGCAGTGGCAGGTGTAGGATTGTGGCAAGCGACACCCATAGAGGTGATTGGGTTGAACTTGGCAGAGAGTGGAAACAACTTAGACTGACTGTCGTTGGAGGTAAGAAAAATCTCAATTTCAGACTTCAGTTCGACAAATCAGGCATGTATTATGTGTCTGGTGCGGAGGTGTACCAAAATTACAAGAGGACTATTCTTAAGCTGGAGAACCCACGTATCGATAATGCATTTTTGGCGAATAAAGGTGGGTTTGCAATTAGTTTCAAGACGGAGGACAGCTTTACTGAGCATGTTTCTCTTACAGGTTTTGACACTGTAATTCCAAAAGGCTATACCGTGACTGAAGTTGAGATTATTGTTGAAGCAGCCAACGCCTCACGGTTCACTCCTCCAGCGTACCCGACTATATGCCAGCTTTTCAACATCGGTATTCGGCTTAAGTACTCAACGATGACGAATGCTGTTGATAGCTCTGCTGATACACTTATGTTCGCAAAGCCAGATGGTTACAGCTATTCTACAAAAAAGATTGATAAGCGTTATCAGTACATGGTTTACAGGAAGAATACATTTTTGGGAGAGCTTGCAGATACAACTGAGCCACCTACAGTTTTGACTTCGCTCAACTCATTCCCTAGCGAGGTTACGCTGTCTCTTGCTCGAAATGCTGACTCAGACTTTCTCGAAACAGCTGGTCTGGATATTGTTGATAATGGCAAGCCAGAGCCTATTGCTACCGAACTTGGTGACACTATCGACACCAGCGGAGATGTTGTTAAGAGCTTTGGTAAGGGCACGATTATTGATGTAAATAACAACATCGATATCTACGAATATTATGGAAACTACGAAGGTCTCAATTTAGATGACAACGAGCCTCTGCTCTTGTCCACGATGGATGAGCTTGAAGTGCCTATCGGCTCACCGAATGGACATCTATATTTTAGTGGCTACATCAGCAACTACGACGTGACGTATGGCGAGAATGGTTATGGAAAAAGTAAGGTTACTCTTTTGAGCCACGCAGATGTGTTGAATAATGTCGTACTCGAAACCGAGGAACGTCCTTTTGTTGATATCAGCGGTGGTGATACTGAATGGATTGGGTTCTCGAACGATGTAGAATGGGGTCAAGAAGGTATCTATCATATTGCCCAGACATTCATGTTCGACAGCAGGCAACGTCTTTCATCAGTATCAGTGAAGGTGAAGCGTAATGGTGCACCTGTAGGCTCTGCAGCACATTATCCGACAGCGATAATGGACATTCTAAAGGGCAATCCAGATGAGGATACAATACCAATTGTTTCTGCTGTTCCTGCTATGATAGTTGATACGGATGCCTATTGGCAGACATTCCCGCTACCTGCAGATATCATTCTTGAACCAGGTCAGCGATACACTGTTCGGTTTAAGCCTTTTGTTTTTGATACGTTTTCTGGATATAAATATTCTGCCAAGCCAGAAGTTGAGTTTTTCCAAGAAAGCACATACCCTAACGGTGTTGCGTGGTATAGTATTGGCAAAAAAACTAAAGTTGATTGGTGGTATTCTCCCGTGGCAGAAGACCTACGATGGGTTCAGGCTAGTGGTGTCGATATGCAGATTAGGCTGTCCACTCGTGGAGGTGAAACACTCGTACCTATGTTCTCAACCGACCCAAGCACGATGTTTAAGAAGATTATTGATTATGGTCGCACTAGGGGTAGTCTCGTAAATTACAATAGCAACTCAATCGCTATGACTGGCACTAAAATTTCCGCAAAGTTTAAACTCAACACTTTGAAGGAGGCAATTGACGCTACAATTAACTACTGCCCGTCTGACTGGTATTGGTATATTGACCAATCGACGCTGACCTTCTACTTGAACAAGCGAGATGATGTAGTGAGCCATATTTTCACTCTTGGCAAAGACATCAGGGACTTTAAGCTGAAGAAGTCTATCGAGGAACTTGTGAATGAGGTGTACTTTACTGGAGGCAACAATACCGAGTCAGTAGCCACGCCATTTGAGAACTTAACTTATGCTGGTGGTAGTGCTGCGAATAACCGTGTGAGTTCACAGATATTCTTGCCAGAGCCTCATGTCGAGTACAAGATATCTGCCGACTACAAAGGAAAGAATATGCAGGTGGCTGTGTATAAGTTTTATGATAACTCTCCGACACCGAGGTCAAACACAGGCTTTGTTGAGTCTGGGAAGCTAACGTTCCGCTATGATAAACCCTATGACGCTCTTCTGACTGGTATTTGTGTGGTGGCGAAAGCTGACAATGATTCAGCTATATCGCCTTCAGCCACGACAATGACTATGGTGTCAGACTCCAACGTGTATCGTCATTTAGTTGATGATTCATCACAGGCAACGTATCGCCGTGCTCTTGTAAAGCGAAGCGACCAGCGTGTCACAAACTCGGTTTCGGCTGACATTATTGCTCGTTCTGAGATTGAGCGTAATCCTGAGCCTATACATGTTGCTACTCTGTCAGTGATTCGTGACAAGCACCCTGAGCACGTGTCTCCTGGGCAGCTTGCGGGCTTCCGTGGCTTTGGCAACTATATTGATGAGCTCAAGCTCGTCATTATGGAGGTTGAGTTGTCTCGTGATATAATGACATTAAGCCTTGGTGCGATTATGCCTAAGACATCGAAGAGGCTTGAAGACCTCAAGCGTAACTTACAGGCTCTTGAACAGGCTAACAGTCCAACCGCACCAACAAACATAGGAGAGAAATAATGGCACGACAAATTGTAGACCTTAGTGAAATGTTATCCAGATTCGTTTCAGATGACGATTACTTGTTGATTAGAGACACAAGCGAAAAAGAAGATAAGCGTATATCTGTTGGGCAGCTTGCCGGTGCACTTTTCTTGTCTCAGCACAGTGTAGGTTCTGTATATATCACATACTCGGATAGCGATAATCCAAATGACCGTGGTGGAGTTTGGGAGCTTGCATCTAAGGGACGCTCGATAATCGGTGTTGACTCTGAAGACCAGGACTTCAGCTCGCCAGGCAAGAAAGGCGGGTCTAAGAAACATAAGCTAACTGAGTCTGAACTACCTGTAATTGATGCTAGCTGGACTATTCATGGACAAGAAAGCGGTTCTATATTTTACAATAAGACAGGTCATGCTACTGGTGATATGCATAGTGGACAATTTAGAAATGCGAATGCCCCGAGCGGTGGTGCATATTCTCTGCGTAATCCTGGTATTAAGTTTGGTGAAGGAGCAGAGCATAACAACCTACACCCATACGAGACTGCATTTATCTGGAGGAGAGTAGCCTGATGGCTAGGCAGATTATTGATTTACCCTTAATTGACAGAGCTGACATTAGCAAGGATGACTTCGTTCTTGTCCGTGACATAAGCGAACGCAGAGATAAGAGAGCCAGAGTTGGAGATATTTCTGGAAATCTGTCTAACATTGTCGATTTAGTTCACCCAATTGGCTCTGTGGTGGAGTTTGTTAGTGATGTTGACCCTAATAGTGCGATTGGTGGTGTGTGGAATAGCCTAGGCGTAGTCAAGGACAGGAGAGTTATTTCTAACCGTGTTATACAGTTCTCTCACGCTGCTCTTGGACCACAGCCTGGTGGTCAGTATTTTCTTGGCTCTTACGGTTATGACTTCCTTGATTACATGCTTCGGGATAAGGACGGTGTTAAGATGGATATACCGTCTGGGTGGCACGTTGAATACAAGATGTCGGCAGAAATCTCCACCTCAGGCGGAGTGAATGTAGCGTTGTTCATCAACAACATTCGTACTGAATATAATAGTACGTGGTCTGCTGATACTTTTCATTTAACTGTAAGCACTGACTACTTCCTAAGAGATGACGTGAAGTTACAAGATACACTTAACTATCCTCAGCAAAAAGGAATTAACTTTGGATATGCGACAGATTCAGCTACTCAAACGGTTATTCGGATTTATCTGCCTACTTTGACTGCATTTTTAGTAAGGAACAAAGATTCTCATATGTGGGAGAGGGTATCTTAATGATATAATAGGAGGAGTATGAGTAAACAGATTGTTGACCTTCAGGAATTACGACGAAATCAGCTTGCTGATGATGATTTAGTCATGGTTCGTGACGTGAGCGAAAATCGTGACAAAAAAGCAACCATCGGCAGTGTTATGGGCAGGCCGAAAGAAGGATGGATGTCAGTCTCTTCTGACACTCTTGCGTATGTCTCATATGATTCAGCATCGAAAATAGGTAAGATGAACTGCAATGCTGGCGGGTTGACTAGATATGCGATTGGTATGCGTATGCAATTCGACCAAGGGACTAAGAGGAAGTATGCTGTGATTATTGACCAAACCGATACCTCGATTAGTGTGCTGATGTTGAAAAATGAAAGGCTAGAAAATGCTGCAATCACTGGTGCTCAGGTTTCTCAGTCATTCTCACCTCAGACAGAGGATAATGTGAACTTTTTTGGTACACTGATGACTGGCCAGATTGATGGACTACCTGTGGTTATGGCAGTGAAGGCAAAAGAGTCAGACCCAGATGTACCGCCTGTTCCTGGCTGTGTTGTGTTGGAGGCAATCCTCGGTGATGAGGTATAGCAATGGCTTACTATGACACTGGCTTCATCAACACGACATTCTATGGAGTAAGCTATGGTATTCGCGTAGAAGGACATGCCGACCGTGCTGACGGCTCGACTGGTGTTCGTTTCCACGGCTCTATTCAAGAAAGACAAAATACACACACCTACAATACCGACGCTCATTATTGTAGTATTGATGGGTTGCTTGGTGATGGACAGATTAAGCCAGGAGGTAGAGCTAGCATCGGTAATGTGTTTACTCGTTGGTTTGACACAACTATCGGCATAGGTATTGGTACAACAAGTGCAGGCTTTACAGCTAGATTTCGTGGCGGTGGAAACGCACGAACTATAGGCTTTACTGCGTGGTTCAATGACGGCTATTCTGCACCTACTGGACTAACTCTGAGCAATGTCTCAAAGACTGAGCAGTCTGTCTCTGGCCGTGTTTCAATTAGCGGTTGGGGACACAATTCTGGAGGGGCTAAGTACCTTGAGCTTGGCATTACTCAGCATAATAATAGCTTAGATTCTCGCAAGTTCCAGCCTGTTCACACTGGAGCCACTTACGCAGACATTACCGTTACCCAGTCATCTGCTGGTGGATATATGACAATCTCGCCGAATACTCGGTACTATTTAGCTATATATGCCTCTAATGGTAACCGTAGTGCTGGAGTCAGTTTTGTAGGTGATATTGTTACTCTGTCACGTGGCTACTATGAAGTTGTGAAGATTAAGCCGACGAAGGTTATATTCAAGGTGAACGCCGTTACTGGTGTTTACCAGCCTACTGTGCAATTCCGCTTTAGGAAAAAGGGTACAGACTCGTGGAAAACTTCTACTGAAAGTTTCGTTGGTGGTAGTGGAGAGCTTTTGGTTACTGGTTTTGTGTCATCTACTAGGTATGAGGTACAGCAGATTGTTACTACTGATGCTGGCACTTGGTATAGTGATATTTTCGAACTCAAGACGAAACCAGCAAGCATTGCGATTTACCCGAATGGCCGAAAGTTCAACGTATCGTTCAGGTTGATTTATCCAGACGGTCGAAAGCGAGAGGTTGAACGATGGAGAAAGATTTAGCATAATAGTTATGAAAGGAGATAGTATGACTAAGACATATATAGTTCTGGCAAATCATTTAGTTTGTAAGTTTGGTTATCTGAACGAAGGCGATAAGTTCGTTGCTGAACCCTCAGACCCAGATATTATTGTGATGCTGAAGAGTAAAGATATCGAAGTATTCGGTGAAAATGAGCGTCGCAAAGAAGATAAGCCAAGTCAAAAGAAGGAGAAATAATGCCAGTTCGACAAACTTATGAACCAAATCTAAATATCGGTGCTCAGAGTGGCTGGTGCTTGCAATATGTAGATGACGCTATTAGCTCACTCACACGCTCGCCAAACGCTCAAACAGCGTACTTAAATGAATTAAACGCAGGTCGTATAAATACAGGTTCCGCACCTGTTGGTATTTGGGTGGTAGGTTTTTTGGGCTTTTCAATAGGCCAGTATGTAGATGACGGACACGTATTCTTAATGCGAAAGCGTGAGGATGGCTCAATCGAAATCCACGACAGTGAAGTTCACAGTGGTTCAAGAGGGATTTATAACAGCATTGAAGAATTGATGAACTGGATGGGAAATTATGGACCAGATTATCTTGGATATTCATATTGTTGTGATGGGCGATGTATAGCTGAAGATTACGACGAAACTCAACCAACTGATAGAAAATTGGAAGAAGACGGCAACGCTCGCGACGAAGCTAACACAGATTCAGCTATTTTTCAGGAATTGGAAAAAGGCGATGTCATTGCGATGAAAGGTTATGTTACGAATGGTCAATCAATTGCTGGAGATACTGTTTGGTACGTTACAGCACGTAGCGGAAAATATATGAGTCGTCAACTGTTTGAGGACAAGGATTTACACGATTTGCCAGATTTGACTCCAAAAACAGAAGCCAAGCCTGAAGCTCAACCAGAGCCACAAGAAGACTACAGCAAGATTATACTAGACATCTCAAATCACCAAGATGATGCTATTGTAAATCATTTACACAAGTTCGCTGGCGTTATCCTTAAGGCTGGACACGTCGGTCAGTCGTTCGGTGGTGATGCTAACAAGATTGACCCTAAACTGGTCAAGTTCGCTAAAGCCGCAGGAGATAAGTTACTAGGTATTTACTGGTTGCCTTATTTTTCAACCGAGGAAGAAGCAAAGACTGAAGCAGAGCGTTTTATCGAAGCTCAAAAGCTTGTCAACGCACCTCTATTGTTTGTCGACTTAGAGCCAGATTTTGAAGGCACAGTCGAGCAATTGAAGCTATTTAAGAACCTAGTCTTACAGAAAACTGGTAAACAAGTCTTCACATATGCAGGTGAAGCTATCATTAAGAAATTAGGCTTGGAGCGTGTAGATTGGTACCCGAATTACGGCACGAAAGATAATTACGCACACGGCTCACTTATTCATCAGTACACAGAGAGTGGAAAGGTTGACGGATTTAACTTGGACTTTTCAACGTCGAAGATATCTATAGACGAATTGAAGGCAATGAGCAAACCTCAACAATCTGAGACACCTGAAATAAAGCCTGAAGCTAAGCCTGAAATAAAACCAGAGCCAAAACCTGAAGTAAAGACCGAAAAACCAACTAGAAGCTTACTACAGCTAATTATCGATTTTCTAATGAGCATTTTTAAGTTTAAGAAATAAGGAGGTAATATGAAACTAAAAGCATTAAAGAATATCAATTATAAAGACGTAGCTATTCGTGCTGGATGGACGTTCATACAGACATTTATCGCGACGTTCTTATTAGCGGGCGTAAATCTAGTAAACTTGCTATTTGCGGCTAGCTGGCACGAATTGTACGCTTTAACGATGGCTACCGCATTGTCGGCAATTGCCGCTGGATTGTCTGCGGCTAAGACTATTGTTCTCGACTTAGTGCGACAGATGCGAGAAGCTGTTGAGTAATTCGGAAATCCCGAACAACTGAAAACTCTACCTTTGACTAAGCTACTGTGTTTCCAAGCTCGGTAGCTTTTTTATTTTGGTAAAATTAAATTGAGTTTACGAAGAAACTGTGCTATAATAGATGTGCTGTCCAACCCAGGGGTCAGTGCAAAAAACCTAAGAGAACGTCCTTTTTGTGTATTGAGGGGGCGTTTTCTTTTGTCGTAATTTTTCCACACCCTGTGGAGGCTCTATTTACATATTAAAAGTCAAGTGCTATAATGAAGTTAAGGCAACTATATTTTAACCTGAACCAAAAATAGTCGCCTTGTAAAAAATCTTTTATTTTTGAGGGGCTAGACTATTTACACAGCTAGCATTGTTTGCTATACTATAAGTAGGTTAGAATATAGTTAAATCTTTTCGGCAAGCCCCTCCAAGTGAGGGGTTTTTGCTTTTACAAATAGGTAGTTGTGATTCTGGGAGCTACACACCAGAATTAAAACAATCAACGTGATACTGGAGGCTGTTTGGGATTACCCACTTAAAACACTAGGCTCCGCTGGAGAGCGACCTAGACTCTGATGTCGAAAGACAAACGAGCCGAGACCCCTGGGGCGAAAAGCACAAAGGGCGGCGAGCAGTCAACCAGACGAGAAATCGTGAAGCTTAATGAGAAACCAAGATAGGCGACGCTGTTAAAAGCTAATAGGTCAAGGCACTCATTAAATAACAACTATCTCAAACCTTTATCTACCTTCTCTTATATATCAGAGGGAAAACTCAGAAATGTCTAGATTTTTCTAATTTTCTTTGGTAATTTTGTGTAAAACTATTGCACTTTATGTATATCTCTGGTAGTATTAAGACATAACCAATTAACACACCAAAGGAGGCGAACCGATGGCATTTAGCAGACGATGGAAACCGAGCAAAACCAAAGCTCGTGAGTTTGCTAGTAAGATGAAAGAGATAGAAGAGTTTTGTATTGAGCACGGTATTAGTCAAAGTCGCTCTAGCGATAGTTACTACTTCACGGTAGATGGTAGGCAGTACAGAATTAGCAACCACACCATAGAGGCTAGTAACCGAGCAGCGTTTGATGAAATTACTGGTGAACAAAAACGAGAACTTTATCACGCTGACGATAGCGATGAGATTTGTATCACGGCTAGCAAGACGAGAATTATTGAAATCTATAACGACATACTTGCTGGCTACGAATTAGATAAGCGAGGGTATCGAAAATGAACTACAAATTAGCAACTAAGCAGGAGATGTGGGATTTTCTGCGTACAACCATTAAATCAGAGGAGAAGACCTTTGAAGACAAGTCAGAGGCTGTTGAAGTTGGCTATATGTGGGTAAAGATGATTGCCCGAAGGATTGCTAGAAAGAATGGTACAAGTCCGCGTATTCCAAGTCGTGATGACTATATGCATTTATTGAAGACTGTAATTTTGAAAGGATAATCAAAAATGCGGGACAAACAAACTAAAGAAGCAATAAGACGAATGAAAGCCCTAAAAATGGCAGAGGGAGTTATAATCCAATTCAAAGATGAGGGGTTATTAAATCAATCAGAAACTACAGCACTTGGAGGTGGTATCTGCTACTGGCCAAACAAAGACATCTTAGGTACAGCTCGTGAGTTTGAAGATGAATACGGAGGGCTGGTGTACCACATTATCAAGAGCGTTACCGAATTCGGAACCATGTACTCAATGTTATATGTGAGCAAGCACGAAGAAGAGTGGGTTATAGATAGGGATGATATCAAGAACGGTCGTGCGTATGCTTATGTGTATAACTATGCGTCTTGTGAAGCAGAAATAGGAGCTATTGGCATACTTCCAGAAAATGGCGGTTTGAGGAGGACTTGGTAATGGAGTTCGAGAAAAAAGAGCTTGGGCGATTGACCCCAGCGAACCGAATTGAAATCTGGCAACCTAGATGGAAAGACCGTGTAGTACTTATAAGCAAGTACAAGGTAGGCTTGCACAATCAGATTGAGTTTACTAAAACGAAGTCACTGCCAGACGTGTATTATCTGTCTTGGGAAGACATCACGAATAGCCCGTTGGAAACGAATGGCAAGATACCTTGCTACGCGGTGCCGATGGACAAATTAAAACGATTAGTTAGGGTATAGAAAGGGTAGGGGTATGCGTATCCAGCAAATTGCAGAATGGAACAAGGTTGTTGCAGAGTACGGGCTTGATGAACTTGAAATTAAGGAAAAATAAGGCAAAACTCTTGCAATCTATGTAAATCTATGCTAGTATAAGTATATAAGATATTAAGCATAAAGGAGGCGAAAACCTATGCACGAGATTAAGTTAAAAGGAGCAAATCCTGAAGAGATAGCTAAGATGGTCGGTGGCACATTGATTATGTACAACGTTACCGATGATATTGCGATTATTGCAGGCGGTGATATATCAAAAATTGAAGAATACCTGGAGAGCTAAGATGATAACTCAAGAATTAGTAAAAGTTAATAATAAGACTCTATGGCAGTTGTCTCTTGAATATAGTGACCATAGAGATTGTGAATACTCGATATTCGTGATTTCTAGTTCAGAGCCTAAGCGTAGTGAGATTGCGCAACTATTTGCATATGACTACTCTGAAGATATTGAAGCCACATCACCAGAAGCCATTGAATTTGCTGAGCACTGTAACATCTATTCTGTTTATGCGATGGAGGTTAAATAATGAACTTAGATGACTTTGCACACAACTTGGGTATGCCAATCGTACATATGGATTGCGGTGAAAATGTCTATTGTGATATCTGTAACAAGGACTGGACAAAGAGCAAGAAGACCGGTGGGATTTACTTTTCATCACGTGTTTATTGCCCAGATTGTGAAGAGGATGGGCTACAGAGCCTTCAGCACATAAAGGAACAGTGTGTCGTTAGAGTTTGTCCAACAGACATGTCATTTGCAGACTGGGTTCGTGACATTGTGAGGAAGGGTTAGACATGAACATTTATCAGCATAATAATTATATTTTGAAAGGAGGCGAATAATGGGAGGTACACGGTCTGGAGGTTTGAAAGCCGCAGCGAAAAACCTCGCGAACAATCCCAACTTCTACCGTGATATAGGTCGAATTGGTGGAAGGAATGGTAGAACGGGAGGTTTCGCCGCAAACCCAGAACTTGCAAAGATTGCAGGAAGGAAGGGCGGTTTGAAGAGCCGTAGAAATAAAGCTAAAGTAAAGGAGAGCGAATAATGGAAAAACAAGTATGGTATGACGCAATGAGTATCACCCGCAGTGGTCTTATTTTGGACTTGCGAGGTCAAAAGAATTATAGGTTTGTGCTTCGTCTTATTAAGAGCGGAAAGCTGAAGTCAAAGGTTGAGGACGGCAAGCACATTGTCCATATTGACTGGATAAATGAGTACAATTCTTCAGAAAATTAGGGATATTTTTGTGTAAAACTATTGCACTTTATGTAAATACGTGTTAGTATAAGTATATCACTAATTAACACCAAAGGAGGCGAAATCCTATGCGTACAAAATTAAATAAGCAGCAAATTAGCGAGATTCTTCACAGCATCACACTTTTGCGTGAAATCTTTAATCAGCCAATATTTGAACTTCAGGACAACGAGCATCTTTTCGAGGCTAGCGAGT